CCGCCAGCCAGGACTACAAATCCAGCCGTCAGGAGAAGCGAGACAACTAGATCACGAGTACCTACAAAACATACAGCGAACACTGCAACCCGACGAAGAAGGATGTTCTGCCCATACTCTTCATCGTTCGTGCTGAATTCGTGAACAATGTACCGGCTAGCCACATTGGTGAGCAAAATCATAATTCCAATTGTGAATGGCGATGACGCAATCGCATTAATATGCTTCAGCATCCTCTATTATTAATGAACAGGTGTTAAAGTTCCCTGGGTCTTGGGAGCTGCTGGCTTAGGAGTGGCAGTTGCTGGCGGAGGAGCCGTATCAGACTTTCCCGCTACAGCCTTATGTGCAACTGAATCTCCCTTCTGCAGCTTGCCGAGAATATCCTTCAGCGACGAGGTGGCAGGAGGTACGCCGGCCGACTTGGGCTGCTCCTTGTCCTTAGGCTTCTGCTCCTTAGGATCAAGGTACTCGATCGTGCTCGCCGCCGTCATGACGTACGCAATACCCAGGAATACTCCTACAATCAGACTCTTGTACACTGTCACATACAGAATCGCCGCGAGGAATACAGCGTGGCCTACAGGTGATGAGAGGAAGTCCTTGATGTGGGACGGAGGTGGATGACTAAAGAAGGCCACATACAGAATGATGAGACCCACTGATACAAGTTCAATCTGCGATAGCTTCATTTGTTTGAACGTAATATTTTTCTATCGTGTTTTGAATAACTGGGAATGGCGTCATTAGAAGAAGTATGGGGATCGTCATTTCCTAAGAAACATTATAGCATGGTCTCCAAGCCCGGAATGGCTCAAAAGGAAGAGCCTCGGGATGCTGAGCGTGAAGGACGTGTGGCTCCTACCCCTATTCACCGCTCGAACGCCGCGATCCAGCGCAATCGCAAGACGATTGACGATCTTACCAAGACCTTACCGATAGTCCAGAACGATGAGGAGGCGGAGTCGAATTATGCTCCTGCCCGAATTGGGGCTACTGAGCATTTCACGGCTACGAAGGCAGGGTTCACTAAACCGTTCTTCCCGGGAGATGACGGTACGAGTTTTGCGTATGCTCCTCCCTCATTTCAGGGAGCGGCGCACGATTTAAAACTTGATCGAATTATGCGAATGATCGAGCAGAATAAGACGGGGTATGAAACTCCTTCATCTCACGATATGGCTCTGTACGTGTTCACGGGAGTTATGACGCTGTTTGTACTAGATACGTTTGTGAATTTGGGTCGCCGAATGGGCTGATCACTAATGAATGCGAGTCTCGGTCGTTGAGTACTGATCAAACGTGTTATCAATGTACTCAATTTCCAGAGCAAGAGTGTAGTCTACAATCGTTGATTCATCTGGAACATACTGACTTCCGTTAGCCGTCCAGTAAATGAATCCCTGATTTCCCTGCTGAGAATGCAGGCGAGTGCGAATCCGCAGACGATCCAGCTTACCAATCGGTGGGCTGTACCGTGCAATATTCTCCTGAGCAGAATGGTCGTTGTACTCAATGAAACCACCAGATGTTACCAACGCCGGAATCTTGGCAAAGAAGCTATCCGTGTAAGTTGACTTATTCGCTCCGACAGCCGTCTCGTCAGATTTATTGAGACCTTCGATGTCCACTAAAAAGTAGAATGGTAGAGGTGAAATTTCACCCGTATCTCCTGAGAAATCAGTGGATGGAGCATTGGGTCCGGTCGCATACGGATGAGTTAGAATAGCACCCTGTCCCTGACTCGCCAGAGGCGGAAACTCTCCGCTCATCAATCGGATAGACACAATATTCTCGTACACGCGAGGCAGATAAATAACAAAATCGCCATTGGTCGGATACTTTGAGGCATCGCGATCAACCGAGTCAATTGTAATGACCTTCTTGACCGTAGTTAACGTTTTCGTAGGGCGCGAACCGGCTACGATCGTACCGTTGTAATCAAAGGCCCTGTTCATTTGTTATATTTCACACGGGAAGTTTTACAGGTCTTATTAAACCAACGCTTTCCTTTCGCAGTTTGTTTTGCTTTACGAGCCAGATCGGCATCTGTCGTGTAATGGGTCTTACCACAGGTCAAAAAGCTGGCAGCACGAGCATATCCCCACTGCTGAGCGGTCGCGCCAGGACGATGACCCGTTCGCCATGCAGCCATTCCGCGATTGTACGACTGCTTTACCAAAGAAAGAGGAACCCCAGTAGCTTTCGAATAAGCCTGTAAAGAATGGGCTTGGGGGAACTTCTTCTTCCATTCTAAGACATATTTAGATCTCCGAGTCTTCACTCCCTTGTCAGTTAAAAATGGCTTGTAGGCTTTAGGATTTTTCCACGACATAGATCGACGCCGTGTGGCTGTCGATTTGCGTTGTTTGTTTTGTTTGGCCGTTAAGCCAGTATGATACCGTTTAGGCCAATACATTACTTTATAGTCATAGGAATTGTTAGTTCTGCGAATATATCTTCAACATCTATATCGTCAAGAACACATGTACCCTGTACAATATTCTCGACGGCCAGCAAGAACTGCTTAAATACTTTGATAGTATCATCGTCTTCCCACGGCCCAAGATTATCTTCAATCATTTTTGCCATCTCTTCGGCAATCTTCTTGCTATCGTCAATATCCTTAAGATTATTGGGGTTTGTAATATTATTAAAGTCGGGAAAGTGCTTACGAATGTCATTAAAGAAATCAATGAGTTGTTGTATCAACTCTCCACTATCCATACAGGTCTCTGGAGAATACTCGTCAACTTCATCAATGAGTCGGCGGAGTCTGATCAAATTGTCATACTTTTCGCCCACACCGAGCTCATCGATGTCCATCTTGTTACTCCTTTCTTTACTGGAAAAAACGTTTCCGTTTTAAGATTTTAGTTGAGTTTTCACTCCGAATCCGTGTCGGGCTCGTGCTCGCCATTGGACGGGTAGAACCACTGCTTCGTCTTGGAAGACCAGTACGGCTCCAGATTGTTGTAGTAGGAAATGCCGTCCCAGTGACGCGAGCTAAACTCGCCTTCACCCTTGCCGACCGCAAACATCTTCGGCACGTGGCCGTAGTCAGCGATCTTGGTCTCCATCGGAATGATCTTGTTGTTCTTGGCATCCCAGAAATGGATGCCGTTGTTGCGATAGTCGTCGCCGCCAATCCAAATCACGTCTCCGTGCTTCGGGTTGGCCTCATTGACCTTCAGGACCTTGTAGGCCCACTCCAGCTGCTCCTCCTCCTCCATCTTGTGGATGCTCGGAGGCTTGTTGTCTTCAAACTCGTCCTCGTCGCCAGTGGCGGCCGGATTCTTCTCAAAGTACTCTTTCTCGTACACGTCCTCAACGCCCAGCGGGCAGTTACGGCTGTACAAGACCTTATCAAGGATTTCGAAGACTTCCGCCATTCTTGATAAGTTGTTATTGTAGCCTTTTCTGAATTCATGAAAACAATTCCGTTTTACACCTTGATCATGGAATGAGCGCCCCAGATCGTCAGAGCAGCAGCCAGCTGAGCCACCAGATGTTCTACGGCACGAGACTGGCTAATCTTACCGGCTAAGAATGCCCAGGCCGTAATTGCAGGGTTGAAATGGCCTCCAGAGATCTTGCCTCCTAACCCAATAGCAATAGCCAGAGCAGCGACTACAAAAATAGGATTTGTGGTGAACGCTACGGCTCCAATAAGCAGGGACGTGCCAAGGTACTCGACTAAACCGTGAGTATACATTTGTCTTGTTTTTATAAGGATGAAATATTTGGTCGTGAAGGGATTTTTGGGGTTTGGCGATAGATTAGAATCGCTTAAAATGTGCGTGTACTACGCCCAGCAGAATAACTTGAAAATATATGTGGATTGGACTGATCCTACCTGGACTCATGGCGGCGAATCGTTTTATACCTACTTCAAGCTGGTGAATATGCCCGTTCTGAATTCTCTGGACGAGATTCCTGCCGATGCGACTTACTATCCCAAATACTGGAAAGGGAATATCGAGACTCCGTTGACTCAGGAACTACTGAATCAGGATAAACAGTTAGGTATCAATATTGATCTCGCTACTGCAGATAAAAGTGTTGATGTTATCGTGTTTTCGTGTGTTCGCAGCCGTAACCTGTACGCGGATTCTGGATTCTTTGCAAGGTCGTTCCGTGTGGTAGATAAGAAAGTAATTGCTGGAATGAAAGAGCGTCTGAAAGTACCCCTAGCTACATGTATTGGAGTTCATGCGCGTGGAACTGACCGGGCTAAGCACACTATACGCAAAGAACACAGTATCCAGTTTATGGCGGTAGGAGCATTCCCATACGCTTCGAAACCTATGATCGTAGTAGGCGATGATGCATACTCTATTGAGATCTGGAAGAGGTACTATCCACACACCGTAGTATTCGGTACTCCGGCTCTTTCTTCAAATAAAGGAAACCATCTTGCTACGAAAGAAGAACTTACGGTATCCAAATACGATCTAACTGTAGAATTCCTAGTTGATTTCTTTACGCTGGCACATTGCGAGAAAGTCATCTCTACATTCAAGGATAGTCGGTTCGCACAGGAAGCACGCAGGTTACATCCATATGTGCGACAAATCGTAGGAAACGAATAGAATCCAAGTAAAACACAAATTCTCAAAATGCTGACCTCTAGAGGGTACAGAATCCCCAAAAGGGATGTGCCCAATCTACATCACGTAAAAGGTGTCTTGAATGTCAAGCCGTATATTCCTGCTGTATTCGTCCAACCGCGATTTGTGACCAAGTATCCAGTGTTCACCGAAGACGCAGAATACTTATACGTTCCAAAACATTACGGAATTGGTGAATTTGGACCCATAACTGAAACAAAGCGAGACGTTCCAAAAACTGATCCATGCTTTTGGGAGTTTGCAGGAACTATCCGCGAAAACCAGAAAGAGGTTGTGAATTCTTATATGTGCCCTGAACCTCGTGACGGTATTATCTCTCTCCAAACTGGAGGAGGTAAGACTGTTTGTGCCCTGTACATCGCATCTCAAATCCAAATGCCGACTATCGTACTAGTTCACAATACATTCTTGCGCGACCAATGGGTTGACCGAATTAAATCGTTCTTGCCAAAAGCTCGAATTGGAATGTGGAATGAAGATAGTACTTTAGATACATTCATTCAGGACTTTGTAATTAGAATTGACGGAGACGTTATTAAGTATAGGAACGATATCCATACACCACACTATAAGCTTCTAAAGAATATGAAAGATGAAGAGATTACTACACTATCAAAAATTATGAATATTCCGGCAACATTACAGTCTATTACATCAAGCATAAGGAAATATACATCCCACAGAGACATCACGATTGCAATGATTCAAGGAGTGATGCGCGAGTCAGTTTGTCCTGACCAGTTTAATGATATTGGGTTGCTTATCGTAGACGAGTGTCACCATATTGCATCCGAGGCGTTTTCAAGAACTATGTCCAAGCTGACGTCCAAGCATATGCTAGGTCTTTCCGCTACACCGGAACGCAAGGATAAACTAATGTACGTCATCAACTGGTTTCTAGGCCCGATGCTTTACCGATCCAATACGGCCGATAAAGTGGATGAGAAAGTCCGGGTAGAAGTCTACGACTTTGATCCGCAAGATGAAGAGTACAATGCCATTATTTATAACAACCAGGGTGTGATGTTCACTACCTTGATGATCAATAAGGTTGCCGAGTACAAACCACGTAATGATCTTATCGTAAACTTACTGGACGATCTGTCCCAGGAAGATAGACAGATACTAGTACTGACAGACAGAGTAGAACATACGAAAACTCTGTTTGAAGGCTTACCTGATAAAGTGAAGGAACACGCTTGTATTCTTGGAAGCAAAGTCAAGGCGACTGAACGTGCTAAGTTCTGTGAATCCAAGAAGATCCTGATTGCCACGTATGCAATGTGCAAGGAAGGATTTGACGTTTCGACTCTGAATACTTTAGTCATGGCCACATCGCGTCCGGACGTCGACCAGATTGTGGGACGTATTATGCGTACCGAGAAAACCAAGCGTGCTGTAAATCCTCTAATCATAGATATTGTAGATCCTGCTTTCCGTCGACAGTTTGGAGAACGGCTGAGGCTGTACAAGGAACGTAACTACCAAGTAGAAAAAATGACTATAGAATAATGGGACGTACACGTCGTGGAAAGAACCGCTTGCGTAAAACTCGTAAGGGCGGCAAAGTTCTTGCTCAGGGACATTTTGCTGCGATCTTAGATCCGCCGATTGCTTGCCGTGATGGTCGTGATATGTCCAAGTACGTCACTCGTATTTCCAAACGTAATCTGAAAGAGGATGTAGTGAGCCGTAACCATCCTCGCTTAATCAGAAAACTGAAGGAGATTGATCCTAACCAAAAATACTTTTTTTACCCAGAGCACTGTGAGCCCGGAATTCTTAGCGAGGAGAATAAGCTGGATGGCGTATCCTACAAGAGCAAGAAGAATTCGGAAATTGTTCTGAAAGGTTCGGATGTATGGAACCCGGATCTGCGCAAGACCCGATCATGGACGGCTTTCCTGAAACTGAAATCTAAGGGTAAGAAACTACCTATGCCGGAGAAATCCAAGGAACAGATAGATCATCTTTACAAGGCTATTAAACTCATGCATGAGAATGGGATTGTTCATGGCGATCTTCACGGCAAGAACGTGATTATGGCCGATGACGGTATGCCGCGCATTATTGATTTTGGTACTGCTATTGTCGATGCTCCCGAAAGCAAGATTGAGGAGGAGAATAACTCCATTGAAGATTCTTGGCCTTCATTAGATGCCAATTGGCGTATGAGCCGTTGATTCAACATTTTTGCGATGTTTCTTTGACAAGGTATGGGTATGCAAACTCTGTTTAAAAGGAGTCTTGTAGTTACACGCTTCGCAGGTATATTCATCTAACTTCACTTTAAAAATGCCTTTCTCTGCGTCTTGATGAGTTTTGCTTAAAAGGTGCATCTCTAAACTATGTTTAATAAAAGTCTCATAGTTACACGTATGGCAGATAAACTTATCTTGTTTTACGATACCTTGAACTCGGCGTATATGCTTTTGCGTTAGGTTGTGTTGATTTAAGAGAGCTTCCTTTCCAGTTGTGTAATTGCATAACTCGCAACTGAACATTATATTACTATTTCTTTTATGTTTAGATGTTGTTAAATGTTTATCCCATTCGTTCGCACTATACAATTGTATATGACACGATGAACAAAACCATCGTGTTATATATTCTAGGTGCTCTTTAGATTGGTAATGTATTTTGGTCTCTTCATTTGTATCACACCAAAAATTACAATATCCACATCCAAATTGACCCCGACCCATTCTTTTATTTTAAATGTATAAAATAAAAATACGAAACTCGAAATTTTCTTTGTATCAAGTTCTCCTACATTCACTTTGATTTTTGAAATTGGATAGAATAGGTACAAATTTGAGAAAATTCAAGTTTAGTATTTATATTTTCTTTGTGAACAATAATATTTTAATCTTCTAGATCGTAATCGGCACTCCTAGAATAATCATCAAATGGTCGATCACGAGTATCGCCATAATCTCCACGATCAGGTTCAATTGGCTGACCATTCTCATTCAATTGAACATCTTCCTCAAAGTAATCGCGATTCGTGTGCCCTCCTTCAGGCACATCGTCAGCTTTTACATCATCATCTCCAATCGTCTCGGCTATTCCGAGTTCCTTGGCAAATAACCGACGATCTTCGTTAGTCACAATGTACTGGGCAATACCAATATCCAGTAACATCTTGGTGACTTCACGCTCAGTATCCGTGAGCTGGCGTAGACGTTCCTTGAGAGTTTCACGTTCGCGAGCACGGAGAATCTCTACTTGCTTCTCGGAATCTTCTTTAGTTAACAGAATCATATTCATATCCAGATCACGATTCATTGCAGTCTTTACGGCTTCCAGTAAATTGCCATCGGACTTAATGGTGTCAATCAGTTCGTAAATGCGTCCCTTGACAGCATCACGGAACAGAGACTTGTCTTCAAAAGGATTGATTGACTCAATGAACTTACGGAACTCCAGGATCTTCTTTGGGGAAAACTGGAGTGGAGCCAGGATATCCAGTAGTCGCGAAAGCAGAGATAGAAGGGCAATACCATCAGTATCACTATCCACGAACTTGCGAATAAGTTCAAGTTTCAGAGTCTTTGAGAATCCGATCTTAACACCCTTCTCAATCTCTTTCCTGTCTGGGAACGTGTACCGCACCGTAACTTCTTCTGGCTGAATATACGTGGCTTCAGACGTAGGTTTCGTCTTCCATAACTCCGGAAACTTCTGGGAAACTGAAGGTAACATCTTAGCCATCAGCGTTGACCGAGTCTTGGTGCCCACGCATTCGGCAAACGTCTCTGTACCATGTCGCTCACCAGGATTGAACTCTGCTTTCTTGGGAATAATGAGTGGTAACGTAATACGGTTCACATCAACCGTTTCAGAAACCGTCAGTGCGCGTTCCTTAGCTGAATCGAACTGCGGTTTGAATTGAGCGTACGCGTTCTTAATGAACTTAATACAGTCTTCACGAACTTTCTTGCGGTTACGCGACACTTCACGCAGAATAGTAGCAAGCGGTTCCTTGAAAGAAGTAGGGAACGATTCCAGAATATCTTTCAGATCGGACAAAATCAGGTTGAGGACTGGAGTATCATTATCATCCAGAGTATCGCGAGGGAATCCTGAGAGGCGCACGACCTTATTGCCGAAGGAACGACGAGGAATGAGGAACGGGTTATGGATTTGGAGAATCGTGACCATTCCGGCAATACCCAGCAGACCTTCAAAGCGATTACGTTCAGTTCCTGGGAGACGTTTAGCAACGAGAGATCCTTTGCGGATATATCCAAGAACAGGTACGAGCTGAGACTCGTTTGGCAAGACCTGGAGACGGTTTAGCAAGAGATACAGTACAGCTTCACCAGCATTCTCCAAATTAAAGACGTTCTTCAGCTGGGTGAGAGAGCTGGCGAATGTAGGGTGTTCAGAATGAGTATCGGCAAGCACATCGTGGCTCACTACTAAGTGTCCATCATCATCGTACTCTTCCTGCGCAATATAGTTATCTGAATTGATTTCCTCGCCACACGATTTACAAACTCGCGAACCTTCGTACAGAGTAGCCCATTTGTTGTAAAAGGCAAACCGATCATCCATTTCACCGTCAAGCTGAGCTAGGGTATGTCCGCAAATCAGAAGAATACCATCTTTATCTAGAAACACATTATTGACCGGCGTGATTTCTTTGGTCAGGAGCCGGATATTGTAAGACTTGTCTGGTGGTAGAAGCGTATTATCTTTCAGAATAATGATAATGTTCTCGCGCATCTCAGATGATGCCTGCATCTTGAATTTATCGTATTCGGTCGTAGATGTAGTTTCTTTCGGCATCTGGTAAAACTTGAGCAATGCAACATACTCTTTTTGGATATTGGTACGTGCAGTTTCAGTCCATGCCTTTTTACCCTTATTAATAAACTCCTGGCGTTCCTGCGTCACGAAAGCAGTAGGCGCACATACTCCCGGCGTATCCAAGATTGCCTTATCGTCCTTATACTTGTAAGTAGGAGCGCGAAACACTCCAGACGCCAAGAACTCTTCGAACGTTCCAGTCTGCAAACATTCAGCAGGTGTAGATTCAGGTAACTGAATAGTAGGACGTTCATTCACTAAATCCGGAGCAATGAGCCCAAAATCTCCAGCATCGGACAGAAGCATTTTAGTAACGAGTTTCCCGGCATCTTCCTGCCCCATCAGCCACATACGAGGGTATACGGCCTTAGGCCATTTGGAAGCGTATACTTTCTCCAACTTATCGGAAGGAGCTACTTCATCAGCGTTCGGGAATACAATAGACAGTACTGGCGGCTGAGACTGGATCGTGTCAGCAGGAGGAAACCGTTCCTTCCATGATTTCCATGGAATCTCGGATAAGCGAACGTCATAAACTTTCAGGTACTTGTGGCCTTCGACATACGGATCAGTCGTTACGGGAACAGCATGAGACATAATGGCTTCGATGGTGGGGAATACTTCTTTGAGCGGTTCGGATGTCATGATCTTATTTGCCGATCCGGATGAAAGGAACGGGTGATCAGCGAGTGGGTGGGGAATAGATAAACGCTCGCCAATAAAAAATCCGACTCGACGAATATCGTCGCCAGTATTTGCGACAGATACATCATGCACTTCTACATTACCATCATCACGAAGCACACGCTTAGTTTTCACATAGTTTCCCAGTGCACGGATAGTTTCTTTTCCCTCTTCATTCACTAGCTCTGTACGCTTGATTACCGGAACACCCTCGGTTCCTTCTGAGCGGTAAGGACGAGGTAGAGATGCCAATAGAACAGGGTAAGCGTTAGGAGTACGACGAGCAGTCGGTTCATGCAGAGGATGGATACGTTCAGCGTACGGATACTTCTCAAAATCAAATCCGCCATAAATGGACATTAGCCAAGGAACATCTATTTCTCGGCGTTCCGTATCTATACGGTAATCAGTATCTGTCAGAATGACCAGCTCCTCGTAAATCTTGCGAATACGATCAACTTCGTTCTTGATTTTATAATGCTCGGCTTTGGTTACGTGATTACGTTTAGGAAGAACCTTCTGGAAATAATCCGTAAGCTGTTCTTCCAAAGTGAAAAACCGGAGTTCTTCTGGTCTTTGGACTTCTTCTTCGAAGTCAAATGATTCAATTATCTCCAGATCGGAGGATTCAAATACTACGTCCATCGTTATCTATGAGTGAACAATATTCCTCGATAGTTTTCCTTGCGGTTTCAAGCACCTTCTCTGGCGCCTTCTTGGTATTGAACCGCAGAACCATCTCGGGCTTGAGAGGATGAGGAATATCGTACGATACGAACTGAACCTCGTCGGCATAAATGACCTCTTGCATGAGTACGCCAACCGTGTGGCCGCCAATATCCAAAGATACACTGAATGTTCCCTCATCCTTCTCGTGCTTGATATTCTTGAGAGCTAGTGTGACATATTCGTCAATACGCTTCTTCAGAATTTGAACAGCAAGCCGAAGTAGCTCACGAGCCTTCAGAACACCTACGCTCTTGATTTGGAGATTAAACCAATTGGGACGTCCCTTTGCATCACGGGAATAACAGCGCTGAATGAGGAAGTTATCAAAGTACCGATCAGCATCCTTATCTTCAGGATGATCCTCAATGTGCTTCTTGCGCTGGTCTTTAGCCATATCAGGATCGATGTGCCAAGACGTGGTGGCAGTTTCAACCTGTGAAACACCCTCAGATTCTACAGCAAGACGACCGGTCATATGAACACTCTCGCCAGCCCGAACCTTGAGAAACAGGCACGGAGTTCCGAACTCAGGATCCTTCATCAGAATACCTTCACGGCCGGACTCGACCGTGAAATCCTCAGTGGTAACAATCTTGGCCTCCTTGATCACAGGCATGCGCAACTCAATCTTGGCATCCTTGATGACTCCGGACTCGTCGGGTGTGACGTTCACGGGCAACATTTCCATCCGATGCCTCAGCATCTCATGTGGCATCTGAGTCGTATTGTCCAAAATTTGGACATCGCGGATCACGACAGTCGGTATTCCCGAAAGAAGGATACGGCGAATAGCATTCACAAACCCTACTGGAAAGTGCACCAGCTCGGCAGTAAGATCACGGCCATCGTTGAGAGTCTTGATATTTCGAATCTCCGGCATTTTTGCTTCCTCCATTTCGTTATTGTTCCATCCGTTTTTTTCCTGAAAACTTGTAATGTCGCAGCCTTATATCTTCTATAGTGAGCGCGATGCTAACTCAAAGCAGGTTATTGAGACTATTAAGGGCCTGAATAAGGGCGGTCTGTACAAGTTTGTTCAGGTCGAGACTCTGGATCGCAAGCAGATCCCGGCATGGCTTAAGGCAGTTCCGACTCTCTACGTTCCCGACACCAAGGAAGTGGTTGTAGGTAAGGATATTTATGGCTATATTGCCAAGCCCACCAATTCGCGGAAGGAAGTTCCGTCTAAGAACGATGCCGGGGTGTCTGCCCCCAACCAGTTCGGAGAGTTATCAGCTTGGGGATTTGAGGGTCAGGGAATGATCGGCGAGTCGTATTCCTTATGGGATACGCCTGGCCAATTTGTGAATCAGGAAGGTACGAGCCGGTACACGTTCCTTGACGGTTCAAGTGGTGCACCTACGCCAGGCGGTCTACCGTCATCAGGCGGCCCTACGTCTAAGAATACGCTGGATGATAAGACCAAGTCGGCTACGAATGCCGATGTTCAGGCTCGTCTAGAGCAGATGAATAATCAGCGCAAGAGTGAGTTCACGGGTGTTTCGCGTAAGTAAATTTACTTGCGACGACGTCCAGCGTGCTGTTCTGGAGGAATGGCGCCCCATCCTGCTTCAATCGCATACGTTCCCGACTTGAAGGTAGCGGTAGTCACAATATTTGTGAGTACGACAATGAAAGAACTGATAACGAACAGCCAATGAATAACGAGAACAGATTTATCTTTAGGGACATATGCTGGAATCCACCAGTAAATGCCCGTAAACTGAATCACGATCAATGCCACGAAAATCAAGAAATTGATGATACTCGGCGTACTGATTTCAACTTGAGCCATAGAGAACAGCATCATGAATAACGAGAAACTTACCATCGTCATATGGGAAACTTCATCCTGCTGTTCTGCCGGTACAAACTTTGGGATGATGTACATGATGACAAGTGTGAGCAAGATAAGGGAAACCGCCGTAATCCCTAATACAATGCGCCTATCTAGCTCACCCATTTACTTATTATGAGGTTTTAATACTATAAAAGTAATGTCGAAGAAGGTTCTCATCTCCGCGTTCTTCGACCAGTTTGTGTCGTTCTCTAAGGAACTTTGCGCAATGTACCCCGACGATCCCGACTTCTCTATGTTTTCTAGTACTCTTGGTCTCATGAAGATGACCAACCCATCTATGGTAGTAAAGTATGTTGTGGACAATGTCCTGCAGTTCGAAGATAAGATCATGAACTCAGATGAGTCGTTCTTTATTGATTATAAGTTCGAAGAGTATGCCAACCATGTTGACATGAATATCTTTCAGAAGATCAGGCAGTACATTGAAAGCATGAGTCCTGCTTCTAAGGAGCATGTGTGGAAGTACATTCAGAATATCCTTCGTCTAGCGAAGGCTATCCATGGGGAAAAATAGACTTAGTCATCTCTAAGCTATTTTCAAAATCTGTATACGTCGGAATAGTCACCGTATCAAACCCGTATAAATCGCGAGGCTTCAACGTTTGAAGTTCTAGAATCGCATCTTCAGGCTTATCAAAATTCCTGAACAAAATCTGATTTACTTCAGCTGGTGTCCAAACGTACTCCAACTCAGGTGAAGTCCAATCTTCAAACTCCCGATCATAGAAACTAGTCATCATTTCCTGCAAGATAGCGCGATTACACTTCCGGAACTGAACGATCATATCAATACGTCCCGGCCGGATCAGAGCCTTATCAATTCGCTCAGGGTAATTGGATGAAATAGCAATAATACGTCCCGAAGATTCCAGTGTACCGTCCAAGAGATTCAGCAGGAACGAAAGATCAATTTGCTCAGGCTCATCATCAGCGTGTGCAGCAGCCCAAGCTTCTTCTGGAGTCTTATCCTTCTTTGGCTCAGGCTTCTTGAAATTGCGACTCAAGATAGCATCGCCCATTGCGTCAATATCCTCAATGACGTACAGACGCTCATGGATAGGAATAGTATACTTCTCAGTCTTAGCTCCGTCGTAAACATAGATATCCTCGCTATAAAAAAGATGAGTGAGCTGAGCTTTCGTCTTAATTTGGGCTAGATGGATGTTGATAATGTGCCGACGGGCAGTATTGGCAATAGCTTTTACGGATGACGTCTTGCCACACCCAGGATCGCCGTGGAACATAAATCCCAGCGTATACGGAATTCCCTTCTTCTCATACCAATCCTTGCGGGTCAAGAAGAACTCTACGTGCTTACATACCTTCTGGCGCTGTTCAAAGAACACGTTCTGGAAATTACGGGTGGTATGGAACTTGTGCTTGTTGTAAATCAGGTGAGTTGTAGGCAGGGTGTTCTGAGTAGACTTCTTGTTCTTGGTAGATGTCATCATATCAAAATAGTACAGAGACGTACCCAACTTATTAGCCTGCTTACGCTCGTAGTCGGCATTACACCGTTCTACGAAATCTCGGAGGAACTGTGACTCATGATCGTAGCAAAAGATCCGAAACTTTATAGTATCGAGTTCTCCCTCGTTATGCTTCAAAGAAGTGAGCTGGAAATAGATATCGTTTTCTACCATGATGGGTTCAAACTCGTTAGGTAGATAGTCGTGATAGTTCATGAACAGCAGGTTTCGGATTGCAGGGATAGTGCTCACGTAATACACGACTGAATCCATTCGGCTCTGACTTCCAGAAACCGCCTGATTCGTTTGCTTTCCGGTCGTCTTGACAACACGTTCACACTCGATTGTGGCGCGAATAGGTTTGTTAGATGGTGGTGGAGGTGTAGAAGGTTCCAATCGTTTCCGGCGGCAACAAATTTCCTGGAATCGTGGAAACCATTGAGGATAAGACGCCACGATCTTATCGTACAAACTGATCCCTATAAAACTGTACAGTGGATTGCGTCCCATACCCATACTCATTCCCATCGTCATCATCATCTGATTCCGCATCAGATCCGCGGTACTCTGCATTTACGTTGTCAAAGTTAGAACTCTGAAAACGGAAATAGTTGGTAATATAAGATGGAACCTACCAAGATGAACGAGGCGCTCCAAATCTTCCGTGCAGTATTTGATATGATTACTGCTCTGAAGAGGCCTAGGCCACAACATTGGGACGCAGATGAGCCACCTCGCAAGAGGATTCGGCTAGAACCGTTCCAGGAAAATGGGGCTAAGGCAGTCAAGATGCCAGAGAATCATGTGATTCTATTTGTTAGTTAAGACCGCTTCATACACATATCCAGCGTAGGAACATTTACATTCATTGGTTTAGACCTCTTAAGACGTAACTGCTCAGATGCTTTTTCAACAACGTCAGTCGAAAGGCTTACGTACTTTTTGATATCACGCAGCGGTCCCTGAACGTTCATCGAAGGAAAGACTAGACGAATAGGATGAATTTCCGAAAGGACGATGTAGTTATCTGACGTAATGTAATCGCGATACTGCTCAATATCCAGTGGTCCACCAAACAGTCGTAACAGACTTCGTGGTGGGGCAGGAGACAGAGTACGAGTCTTGTATAGCTCAGAGTACATATGGTTCAGAAGAGCATGACGATTCCACTTGGAAGAATCGGGGATTTTATCGGAGTAAAGGTACGATAGCGCACACTCCGGAGAGCAGTAGTTGCCTTCGCACGTATAAATGTTGTTGTATACGTCATACGAAACCGGAAGTACACAAGGTACCCAGTTAAACGTATGGCAGCACCAAAAACAAGCTGTCTGGGGAGAGTACCGAACAGTTTGAACCTTGGAAAGTACATCTTTAAGCAGATCAGTATTGAACCGTTCGGTATTCTTTTCAACTGCGTTCAGGATATCTGAATAGGAGGTAACATCCCCTGCTGGAATAATGTAATTGTCTTCATTCTCGACAACCTTCAGGAAAAAAACAACCGGCGATTCGTCAATTTGAGGCTTCGTTTGGGCCTTGGCTTTGCGAGGAGGCATTTAGGTTACTAATGTGCAAAACGTCAAAACCGAATTTGTTTTCTAGGTTTAAAGGGATGCGGATCGTATGTATGACGAACGAAGGCCAACTTCCCATGATGAAAAATATGCTGAATTCTGCGCTGAAATGTGGATTACCGATGAACCTTTTTCATTGCTATATTATCGATAGCAATAAACCGGCGGCAGAGTATTCTACCACTGAGTTCAAACATATAACCACTCGTAAGTTAGAAGTTATACGTATGAATATGGATCTCGATACGATTTTGTGGGTAGATAACGATATCGTGTTTTTCCAGAACTGTTTAGGAGATATTCTGTCGAAACCTGGTTCGTTCGTAATGCAAGATGATGGTTGGGCTTTATGTACCGGATTTTTCTTAGCTAGACCTGGACCGTTCAGTAAGCAGATAATAGACAAATCTATTAATTGGCTGAAGGCACAAAAAGGTACGCCAAACGATCAGCACGCCTTCGATATTTCTCGTAAACTTTTACCAGTTGTAGTAAATTTACTCTCCCGCGAAGAGTACCCTAATGGTGAAACATATTTTGATCTGAATATTCAAAGTAAAGCCCGCATGGTTCACTCGAATTACCTTAAAACGACGGCCGAGAAAGTCCAGCGTTTCAAAGATCATGGAATGTGGGATGAATCGGATGTGGCGTTCAATAAAGTGTACAAGTACGCCATCTAAAACGAATTTAAGGATATCTAGAAATAGACCAGTACACAACCATGGATTTATCAAAGCAGTACCGTAAGCACACGCACCGCGAACATATTCTCTCCCTGCCCGATACTTATATCGGCAGTATTGAGAATGCAGATGAAGATCTGTACATAGTAGATGGCGAGAGCTTTAAGATGGAGACTATTCCATTCAATCCCGGATTCTATAAGCTCTTTGACGAGCTTCTGGTCAATGCCCACGATCACGTGGTCCGACTGAAGCAGAAGAATTCCGTAAATCCCGTAAAGCTTATTGCAATTGACGTAACAAACACGACCGTAACTATTCGTAATGATGGCGAGTCTATCGATGTTGAGAAGCATCCAGAATACGGCTGCTACATTCCCCAAATGATCTTTGGCGAGCTACTGACTTCGACGAACTACGATAAGTCTGAGAAGAAGCTGGTAGGTGGTAAGAACGGTTACGGCGTAAAGCTTGTAAACATCTTTGCCAAGAAACTGGTTCTGACTGTTGTAGATGGCGTGCGTGGACTGAAGTATGTTCAGACGTTCGAGGATAACATGACCAAGATTGGAGTTCCCAAGGTAACATCTTGCAAGACCAAGCCGTTTGTGGAAATCGAGTGGACTCCAGACTTCAGCCGATTTGGTTGGACCTCAGCGGCAATCCCTGCAGGGATTCTCCAGGTTATTCAGCGTCGCGTCTTTGACCTTGCAATGACAGTTGGGAAGGAAGTTAAAGTCACATGGTGCGGCACACATATCAAATTCCGCGATCTTGCAACCTATGCCTCCTGGTACCTGCCGGAAAACACACCCCTCGTAACAGAGGTGCCTCAGCTCGGGTGGCAGGTTGCAGCCAGTGATTCCCCGACGGACAAGTTCTTTAGTGTGAGCTTTGTCAACGGCATTTGGACTCGTTCGGGCAAGCATGTGGACGAAATTACAAATCAGATTGTATCGTACTTTGTGAGCCATTTGGAGACAAAGAAGAAAATAAAAGTACGTCCTGGACTCGTGCGCGATTCGCTGGCCGTATTCATCAACTGTTCGGTCGAGAACCCGAATTTCAGTTCGCAGACCAAGGAGGTGATGACGTCGAAGGTAAGCTGTAAGCTCTCTGAAGACTATCTCAAGAAACTGGTTCTAAAACTGAACATCGTGGAGACGGTGATGGCTCAGCAGGCTGTCAAGGATACCAAGGAGGCGTCTAAGACTGATGGCAAGAAGCAGTCTAAGATCACGGGTATTCCTAAGCTGGACGATGCAGTATTCGCTGGCACAGCCAAGAGTCACGAGTGTACGCTGATTCTGACTGAGGGAGATTCAGCTAAGGCTATGGCGCTATCGGGTCTATCACAAGATCAGCGGAGATTCTTCGGTGTATTCCCTCTCAAGGGTAAGCTACTGAACGTCAAGGATACGTCTGCCAAGAAAGTGGAGATGACGGAAGAGATCGCAAATTTGAAGAAGATTGTGGGTCTGGAGTCGGGTCGCAAGTATACGGATCTCAAGAGTCTGCGGTACGGCAAGATCATGATCATGACCGATCAGGATTATGACGGCTCGCACATTCGAGGTCTGCTCATTAATATGTTCCACGAACTGTGGCACGAACTGATCAAGATCCCAGGGTTCATTACGTACATGGCTACTCCCATCGTGAAGGCGAATAAGGGTGCTCAGCATAAGACGTTCTATACGCAGTACGCATACGAGGAGTGGCGTAAGACGGATGCCTCTAAGGGCTGGAAGGTGAAGTATTATAAGGGATTGGGTACGTCTACGCGCGACGAGGCGAAGGAGTATTTCAAGGTTCCCAACATCATTCCGTATGAGTACGATGTAGACAGCGATAAGCGCATTGACCTGGCTTTCAACAAGGCCAAGGCCGATGATCGCAAGGACTGGCTGAAGACGTACGATCGCGCCGACATCATTCCCAATACCAAGACACTGAAGTATGAGGATTTCGTGGATAAGGATCTCATTCACTTCTCGAACTACAATTTGGAACGATCAATCCCGAACATGATGGACGGTCTCAAAACTTCGCAACGTAAGATTCTGTACTCTGCTTTCAAGCGTAATCTGAAGCAGGAGATTCGTGTTGCCCAGTTTGCCGGATATGTCTCTGAGCACTCGGGCTACCATCACGGTGAGGCATCGCTGAATGATGCGATTGTAGGTATGGCTCAGGACTTCGTGGGTTCCAACAATGTGCCGTGGTTCGTACCGCAGGGACAGTTTGGCACTCGGCTTCAGGGAGGTAAGGATTCGGCATCACCCCGTTATATCCACACCTTTCTCCAGCCGTATGTCCAGAATCTTGTACCCCAAGACGACTTCCCATGCCTGAAGTATCGCGACGACGACGGTATGCCAGTTGAGCCCGATTGGTATGCTCCAATTCTTCCTATGCTCCTAATCAATGGATCGCGAGGAATCGGAACGGGATATTCTACTTTCATCCCACAGTTCAATCCAGCAGAACTTAAGGACGCCATTACTCAGTGGCTCAAGACCGGTGCAGGACTTGAGCGAGAGTTCGCACCGTACTACTCCAAATTCAAAGGCACCATTCGCAAAGTTAGCGACCAAGATTACGAAGTTCGTGGACTATTTAAGCTGGAAGGCGATACACTTGTAATTTCCGAACTCCCGATTGAAACTTGGACGATGGATTTCCGCGAGAAGCTCGATAAGATGCTGACTGATGGAATCATCAAAGATTACTCGGATACGTCTACCGACACGGACGTACTCGTAAAGGTCAAGCTGGGATCTGCTGGAGTGGCTCCGCTAGAGAAGCTGCTGGTTGAGAAGATCAAGCTGACCAATATGCACGCATTCAATTCCAAGTGCGTCATTCACAAGTATGAGAGCGTCGGTGAGATCCTGCGCGAGTTCTGCGGGATTCGGTTGGCACTGTACCGCGATCGGCTCACGTATATGTTGAAGGAACTGCGCGATAAGTTGCCGTATCATGAGAACGTGGTACGATTCATTCGGCAGCAGTGCGAGGATAAGCCCCGTCCGGAACTGCGCAAGAAGACGGCCGACGAGTGTGACCGACTTCTGGCAGGAGATAAGTTCGATAAAATTAAAGATGGGTATGATTACTTGCTAAATTTGCCTATTGCTTCTCTAACGCTGAAACATGCCCTGAAGCACGAGAAGGATCTAGCTGATTTGAAGACTCAGATCGCGGATTTGGAGAAGAAGAATGGAGCTATGCTTTGGCAGGAGGAACTAGCGAAGCTAAGATTCGCTTGATGTCTGCCAACTCGGATTCTAATGTCGTAACCTTATTATTCAAAGTCTGAACACACGAAACTAACATGGGAATTAAAATAGATGTTTTTAATGATTTAATGCCAGTTTCAGAATCCGAACTTACTAGACCTGGAAATACTTCCTCTACATCTTGGGCTACAAATCCAAGATGAGACTTTTTCTCTGGGTCAAACGTAAGATTATACTTCTTAGGCTTTAGTTTACAGATGTCGTCAAGATAACATCGTGCCGATACGATATTTTGTTTCATCGTTCGGTCAGAGATCTGTCCCCAAACACCACCAGCATTCAAACCATCTCCGGTTGTAGAGAATGAGAGTGTGTTTGCAGGTACAGCTCCTCCGTGAGAAATACGTACCATGTACGAGTTATCGTACGGTACATTGAGTGCCGAAAGACGAAGGTATCCTGTTGTACTAATAGATAAGTTGCCGGCATTATTGGCAAACACCATTCCGCCAGATCCGTCATTGCGTAACTGTAAAAATCCAGTGCCTGTATTTGTATTGGCCATATATACGTACCCGTTTGCAGACGTATTGACTGTTTCGACTGTACCTCCACCCCATCGACAAACCCAACCTCCCCATGTATTTGCTCCAGTACCTATTCGCGTCCATCTTTGATCAGAACTAGCGTTACTTGCACGTTGGGTTGGCCATCCTCCAGATCCATCTTGGCTATATCCAGTCAGAGTTTCAATATACCAGTACCCACCGGGTCCAGTAGGCGGCAATCCTACATCAGTACCGTTACGCCACTCGCATCTAGTTCCATTTAACTGAGCTGCATAGTATGCGGGCGTATGAACGGAATCAGCTACTCCACGATAATCTGTACGGACCAGAACATTACTTGAACCACCTACATTATTACTTGTTACGATCTCTCTCGATGTAGGATTATATGCCAGAGCTAATGTCTGGGTATTATCAGTCCGTACTGGATCGACATAAAAGCCGGCATTTGCAGGATTCAATGCTCCGGATTGTGCATTGATCGCAATCGAATTAGCTACCTGACCCGAATTTCCAGCGTTATTTCCAACAGCTACTGCATAATTGCCCTGGTTGGTTTGACCGGCACCCGATCCAATCGCAACAGTCTGAAGTCCTTGCACTGTGTTCCCAGCATAGTTGCCAATAGCTATTGAATTCGCTAGCTGTCCTGAATATCCTGCACTAAGACCAATAGCTACTGAGCTAGCACCTTGAGTTAATTGTCCCGCACTATACCCAATAGCTACTGAGCTACCACCCTGAGATGAATTGCCTGCATAGTTTCCAATAGCTACTGAGCTAGCGCCCTGGGTTGTTGTTCCTGTAGCTCTACCAACCGCTACCGAATAATTACCTTGGGATGTTTGTCCTGCTAGATATCCCAACGCGGTCGCAAAAGTACCTTGCGATGTTTGTCCGGCATTACTTCCAATATTAATATTTCCGCCTCCTGTAACCCAACCACTTCCGCTCCAGTAAATATAGTCACCTCGGTATGATCCATTCGGTAAGGTTGTTCCGGCAGCAACGGCCGTACTTGTAACAATCTCTTTGGTTGCAGCGTTATAAGCCAAGGCCAGAGTTTGAGCATTGTCCGAGCGTACAGGATTCACGTAAAAAGCATTTGCCGTTGCCGGATTCAAACTACCTCCACTGGCATTCAGTACAATAGTACTTGCTGGCTGGCCGCTATTTCCGGCATTACTTCCAATAGCAATAGCATTTGTACCCTGATTTGTTTGTCCAGCACCAGATCCAATAGCAACTGCAGACAGCCCTTGCCCTGTATTTCCGGCGTAGTTTCCTATCGCTACTCCATAGTTAGACTGGTTTAACTGTCCGGCAGATACACCAATTGCTACAGCACTAGAACCCTGTGATTGGCCGGCATAGTTTCCAATAGCTACTGATTGAGCTCCCTGACTTGTAGAACCGGCATTACCTCCAATGCGAACCTTTGCATCGCCTAATACCCATGCACTCCCACTCCAATAGATATAATCACTTGGCGATGTACCATTGGGTAAAGTTGTTCCGGCGGCAATAGCATTACTTGTAACGATCTCACTCGTCGAAGTATTATACGCCAAAGCTAGAGTTTGACTATTGTCTACACGTACAGGTGCTACATAAAATGCACTTGAAAAAGAAGATCCATTAACTGGAACTGAAGTAGCATTTAATACAATCGTATTAGCTGCCTGCCCAGTATACCCTGCATCGGTACCGATGGCAACGCAATTTGATCCCTGATTTGTCTGTCCGGCATTAAGTCCAATAGCAACGGCTTTCAGTTGCTGGTTAGTTAGCCCTGCCTGATATCCAACTGCAACTGTATAACTTGCCTGTGCTGAATTTCCAGCTAAGTGGCCAATCGCAATCGGATTGATGTCAAAATCCTGAGGCGGACCGATAGGACCCGTAGGACCGGTAACTCCTTGATCGCCCTGGTCTCCCGTAGGACCAATAGGACCTGTAGGGCCGGTATCTCCAGCTCCAGTTGCGCCAGGAGGACCAGTTCCGCCGGGACCGGTTGGACCAGTATATCCTGTAACACCAGGACCAGTAGGACCTGGCAAACCCGGTGCTGCACATGCAGTTTGGGTCTGTGAGAGCCATTGGCTCACCGATTGATACGGCATTTTATGTTATCCTGACATTTTCATATTCCTATCTTTACATTAAGAATGGCCCAGCAACCAACGTATCACGAGTTGTTGGCTGATATATACGAAGAGAATGCCGCCAATCAGTATGTATTTGATAGGTTTTACGAAGAGGAAGATGTAGACGCTTATGACGAGGATAAGTACGATGATCATGAAGTTCAAGATAAGGAAGCTTTCAATAAATTCGCAGGAAACCGCACGAAACCTGAAAACGTTGTAAAGCCTGCGCCGTCAACGAACGAGCAAGGTAAGGCTTCGTATGGGTACAATAAGGATATCCGAACAACTATTGTGAATATTGACGGAAGGTTCCGTGTAGTCCCAATTAAAGTTCCTGCCCGTATAACGCGCGAACAGTGTTTGGCAAACGAAAGTCTTACAGCAAATTTTGGAGATTCATCTGGAACTCAGTTTTCAGTTATGCTTGCCAGGCAGTATAAAAACGTGACCTCTATAAAAGTTCAGTCGTTAGAATTCGAGAACAGCTTTTATACATTTACGCATCTAGATAGTGTAACAGGAATTGGCCGGGAAAACACAACGATGAAGTTCATAGTGTATGACGATACAGATCCTTTTAATCCGGTAGAGCATACGTTATCTTTAACAATTCCTGATGGAAACTATGTTGTTTCTACGCCAGGTGCCACTGGTCCAACAAACGGTCTTATTGAAACTATCGCGCAGGCAATAACAGCAGAAGCTCTAGTTAAAGGCATTACCGGCTCAGTCGCTAATTCAATCTCAATCATCCAGAATCCACAAAGTTTAAAACTAACTTTTAATTTTGCATGGAGGTTTCATATTGAGTTTCCTGAAACAGTAGACGCGTTTACGCAAAATGGATTAGGATACAATTTAGGATTTTATAATACCCTTCTTAATATCTCGGAATCAAATCTTTTAATGCCACCGGTATGGTCATTAACAACCAATACAAGACCAGATGTCATACAGGATCGGTACATCTATATTGTTATTAATGATTGGGCTCAAGTACATCATCAATACTCAGACCAAACTGAATTAGCAGCATTCTTGAAAGTTCCTCTAACTGTCCCTAAATTTGAAGTACAGTATGATAATACTGCACTGGATACAGACACAAAAGAGTTCTTCTTTCCACAACCTGTAAATATCCAAAAACTCGAAATTTCTTTAGTAGACCAGTACGGAGCAATTCTGGACATGCAAGGTGGATCATTCTCAATGAGTTTGGCTATTAACGAGATCCTGCAGTCGAACATCTACGAAAAATTGTTGCAGATGTAGTAATATAATGGAGAAGTCAGTTCTGGAGCAGATCCAGGATCCTCACGTCGAGAACCGTTACAATATGACGTCTACGTCGCAGCAGTACCCGGCTCCAGCCCATAATGGTGCTGTATCTAACATCAATGATCCTAGTCTTCGGGATTTTGCAGCGCGACCTTACAAGATGTACTCCGATGGACCTGCCCTGTTTGGACAGACGAATCGGTGGGATATGGTAGGTCACATTCACAAGGAGACGCCTCTAAATCAGGTATTTTTCAGCCAGGATAATCTCGATAAGCTGCAGAGTGATATCCAGGCTCAGGTTCTGCTGATGAGCGGAGGGAAGTACCATATTGATCGCCAGAACGACGATGATCTTAAGCTGATTATGCGCAGCTACTACCTGATGTTCTCGCAGAACAATCCTTCGGCAGTTGCTGGTGAGCTAACCGATCTGAATTCTCGTGTAGTTGGATACGCTGCTGCCAAGGTTTACTCGGAGGTAGATTTCCATATGTTCTACCGTAAGGATCTAGAGGACTTTGCTGCACCCATCGCCAACCCGATGAATCCTCACGTTTATGGCACGCGTACAGGTGAGCTAAAGAGCTTCTTTTAAGTAATCAATGGACGTGTGTCAGTTTCACACTCGCATATACGGAAAACTCGATCAAACGTTGTACGTGTTTGAGCCCACTTGGGACTCATTCCGACCTATTACGAAAGTAGGCTGGGATGGTAAGAAGTTTTCTACCGATGAACCTTACAAGACCAATATCTTTTCGCCATACTACGGCTTTGAAAGTCCTGAGCAGAAAGTACTCTGTCGTCAGCTTGCAGAAACGACGGAACTTCAAGCACGAGAGATCAAGGAGCCGGTAGAGTTTTGGAAATGGGCAGGCCTAACAGATGCCTCATGGTTTCGTGACCGTCCTTGTATATTCCTGAATGAATGCGTGCCTCGCAACTGGCACGACTACATTAAGTATTTAGGATCTCGTGGAAAAACTCTGCGTCGCCGCATTCCTTCGGGACGCGTTACAAGGCGTTTAATCAGGAAGTCCTAAAACTATAAAATGAAGGTCAATATCATTTCGAACTTCAAGCCCCGCACTGGGCTAATGCACGACGTCCATATTCTGCGAGGAATGTTCTCGGCGGCTCTTGGAGAAGATATTCAGTTCTTTCGGGTTCATTATATGCTTCCCGAGTGCCCCGACGCAGATGTAAATGTGTTCATGGAAGTCATTTCACCTTCGCTGTTTCCGTATGCTGGAAAGAATATCTGGATCCCAAATCCCGAGTGGACGTACAAGTCTTGGATTCCGTACATTTCCCAGGTAGATGAGGTGTGGGCTAAGACTACGGAATGTTTTGAGATTTTCAGGCAGCACGGTCCGAACGTCAAGTATATTGGATGGACGTCGATCGATAAGCGCTGGATTCCTGAGACAGATAAGAAGAATTATTACAAGGCCATTGTACCTGTAGGTAAGAACATTTACCGCCATCCGAAGCCTATTCTACAGGCTTACCAGCGTCTACTGGCTAAGCCCGACGTGTATCGCAAGCTTCCTACGCTCCACATTCCTTACTCTGACACGGATATCCAGATCACGGTTCCCGAGGATATTAAGTCCAAGGTTGTTCTGTACCCCAAGCCGCTGAACGAGAATACGTATGATGAACTGTTTCTAGAGTGTGGACTGTGTATTTGCCTGTCTCTGACGGAAGGGTTTGGACATGCCGTGAACGAGGCTTTGTCTGCAGGATGTAATGTCCTAGTCTCGCCTATTCGGCCATTCACTGAAGATCTAGTTGGTGCTTTTGGATCAGGAGTATTCTATTCGCGCGAGTCGCGTAAGGTCGCTCAGCCTGATTGCCTAGGTACGTTTGTAGACTCCGATGTTCAGTCAATTATTGAGGCTCTGGAGCTGTATGTGGAAACCGATTTCAAGTACAAGCGTATCGGTTCCCAGCATTGCCGCGAACTGTATGGCGCTCACCACCAGTCATTCGTAGACCGTATGAAGCTCATGCTTCCTGCTCTCAACATCCAGCCTTACATTCTCAAGGATACCCTGCCAAAGGAAGATGTGCTTCCTGATGTGTCAATTGTCATGCTGACTAAGGATCGGCGTAGCTTTATGCCTTTGGCCAAGTACTCGTACATGATCCAGTCGTACCCCGAGAGCAAGTTGGAGTTGGTGATTGTAGACGATGGCGATGATCCGATCGAGGATACGTTGTTTGGAGTTCCGAATGTCCGCTATATTCGGTCAGAGACTAAGTTGACGATCTCACAGAAGCGTAACCTAGGAGTGAAGGAGGCGATGTACGATATTGTGGCATTTATGGATGATGACGATGTGTACCCGAACAACTCGATTCTACATCGTACGGCTATGATGCTGAAGGAGCCCAAGAAGGAGTGTGCATTCTGTACGACGATTCCGTGCTACGATATCACGAACTATTCTTCGTTCATGAACGTTCCTCCAATGACGCTAGAGCAGTCCAAGCGCGTATCTGAAGCCACCCTGATTTTCACGAAGAAGTTCTGGGAACAGCGTGGATTCCAGGATGATGTCCAAATTGGAGAGGCAGACGCATTCATTCACGGTCGTGAGCAAATGTGTCGTGAGTTATCGCCCCAGGACGTTATTGTAAGTTTGGTTCATCCCAAGAACACTTCAGCGCGCCGTGCACCTACGATGAAGGAACCGAATGGCAACCATTACGGGTTCAATGAAAAATTGTTTGCGATGGTATCGCAGATTGGCGAGGAACTTAAGGAGCAGGCTACGCCTACTGCTTAGAAGAGGCCGAACATCTTGCGAGAGCGCTTGTGGCTCTTGCGACCCTTGTGGGAGCGGCGGCGGCCACCCTTCGCGGCAGCACCCTCCGCGGGTACAACGGCACCAACGGCGGACTTATCGGCCGCGAGCTTATCGGGCGTCAGCTCACCCGCAGCGCCACCGCGCATCTTCAGTCCCATCTTCTTTAGCATGCGGCGCACCGTCTTCTTCTTGACGACGCGGAGCTTCTTGTGGGAGCGGCGGCGGCCGCCTAGGGGTAGAGGGGAGAGAGCAGCACCACCGGTGACTTCAGGAGCAGCGTCGGCCATTTTGGTTTATACTCTTTCTAGAAGAAATTCTTCAGGCCGAACAGGATTGGCAGGGCTCGACGGTGAATTTCTGGGCAGAGGCTGCGGCCTTTGTACGCAGATAATAACATCCAGTCTTGAGTCCCTGCTTCCATGCGTAAATATGCATAGACGAAATCTTGGCATATGTGGGCTCGACCAGGAACAGATTGAGTGACTGTGACTGGCAGATAAATGGAGCGCGATCGCGAGCCATATTAATTAGAGTCTTCTGCGGGATTTCCCATGCAGTCTTATACAGTTCCTTCAGATCATCGGGGATCTCCTCAATGCTCTGAATAGAACCATTATGAACCATAATCTGCTCCCGAATCCACGAGTTCCACAGGCGCAACTTAATCAGGTCGGCGACTAGATACTTGTTCACCACCATGAAGTCTCCTGCGAGGACACGGCGAGTATAAAGATTCGACGTGAATGGTTCGAAGCACTCGTTATTGCCCAGGATCTGGGAGGTTGAGGCAGTCGGCATAGGAGCTACCAGCAACGAATTCCTGATTCCGTAGCGCGACATCTCACGACGTAGAGACTCCCAATCTAGTGTAGGAGTTACGCCCCACAAATCAAACTGGAACTCGCCACGAGAAATTGGAGAACCAGGATACGACTCATAATGACCAGCCTTCTCAACTACTGGCATTCCGCGCCAGTACGCTTCGTCCGTATTTGCCGCCGCACTTTCAATACTGGACTGGCAGGCCGCGTAATAAATATTCTCAAAGATTTTAGCATTCAGAGCTGAAGCTTCGGGAGAAGACCATGGCAGACGCAGCAGAGCAAACACATCGGCCAGTCCCTGAACACCAATCCCGATGGGACGATTACGCATATTTGAAGCGCGAGTCTCGGGAGTAGGATAGAAGTTCTTATCAATCACGATATCCAGATTACGAGCCAGAACACGTGTATACAACTGAAGCTTCTCGAAGTCGAAGACTCCATTCTCCACGAACTTGGGTAGAGCCAGTGAACCTAGGTTACATACCGCAGTCTCCTTAGGTGATGTGTACTCCATGATCTCAGTACACAGATTGGACGACTTGATCGTACCCAAATTCTGCTGATTGGACTTACGATTAGCGGCGTCCTTGTAGCACAGGTAAGGATTACCCGTCTGAATCTGGCAATCCAGAATCATCTGCCAGATCTTCTGCGCAGGAATACTCTTGCGTCCACGACCCTCAGTCTCGTACTTCGTATACAGAGCCTCAAATGCCTCACCCCAAACATCGTCTAGTCCAGGGCATTCCTTCGGGCACATCAGAGTCCAATCTCCGTTTGCCTCAACCCGCTTCATGAACAGATCGGGAATCCACAGACCGTAGAATAGGTCACGAGCACGATCCTCTTCGGCACCCTGATTGAGACGCAGACGCAGGAAATCTTCGATATCTGCATGCCATGGCTCGAGGTAGATAGCGAACGAACCGTTGCGCTTACCTCCCTGGTTCACGTACTTTGCAGTATCGTTGAACACCTTGAGCATGGGGACTAGGCCAGTAGACTCACCGTTCGTGCCGTGAATCTTGGAGCCGCGAGCACGGATGTTATGTACTGACAGACCAATTCCACCAGCCCACTTGGAAATCTGAGCACAGTCGCCCAGAGTCTTGTAAATACCCTGAATAGAATCCTCGGCCATCTGGACTAGGAAGCAAGAGCTGAGCTGGGGAGTTTGAGTTCCCGAATTGAATAGCGTAGGAGTTGCGTGAATGAAGTATCCTCGTGACAGAGCATCATAGGTTTCCTTCACCTTCACAAAGTTTGCGGCATGGAGCTGGATAGCTACACGCATCCACATATGCTGGGGACGTTCTACCGTCACACCATCTACCTTCAGAAGGTATCCGCGCTCAAGAGTCTTGAACCCAAAGTAATCGAACATATAGTCGCAATCGTAGCAAATCATCTCTTGGTACGTCGAAGCATTCTTGCAAACTAGATCATGATACTCATCAGAAACAATCTGGGTCTTGCCATGGTAGAGCTTCTCTACACACTCCATCAAATTATCCGGAGTCGTCTTGTGGTGATTATCAATCACAATACGAGACGCTAGAGTACCATAATTCGGGTGATACCGTGCCTGCATCATTGCACACGTTTCCGCGGCAAACTCATCAAGCTTTGAAGTTGGCATACCGTCAGTAAGCTGATTACAGACCTTTTGGGCGACTAGATCCGGGTTAACATGCTCAAGCCCGTCCGATAGTTTACGGACACGCTGGAGAATCTCGTCGAATGAGACCGGAACGCGATCGCCATTACGCTTTGTTACGTACATATGGTCAGTCATTTCTTTGTTCATTTATAAACTTGATCCAATAAAATTCGTTTCTATGAGGCGAGCCGAACTGAGATATGCATGGATTCTAGCTCACGTAGCAGTAAGCTGATAGCATAAGGTGTAGTAATTACCGACCCTTCTAGCTCGGCCGTTGAATCTAAATATCCAGTTTCTTTCTGTAATAAAGTTTCTGACTTGTCTGAGCGCTCCATCAAGCTCTCATTCAAAAACTTAGATAAGCCATGGGAAATGAGGCCGTCGCGCTCCATTTCTCCGATACGCAGTCCACCATCATTTGCTCGGCCTTCGACTGGCTGATGGGTCAGCATGGTCTTGGGACCACGTGCACGGTAATTGATCTTGTCTTCCACCATATGTTTGAGACGCAAGTAGTAGGTCGGACCAATAAAGATTTCGGCGTCCATCATTTCTCCAGTCTGGCCATTGTACATGATTTCGTGTCCGTACGGATGGTACCCTAATTTAGTGAGCAGATCCTTGATTTCGCCAATACGATTCTGCGTAGAGAAAGGCGTTGAGTCAACGAGAGAACCAACATGAAGTCCGGCTTTTGTAGCCATACCTTCAATGAACTGCCCGATCGTCATGCGTGTTGGGAAAGCATGGGGATTCACGATAATATCTGGCTTTAGTCCCGATGATGTGTACGGCATATCCTCTTCTGCTAAGCGAAACCCAACCGTTCCCTTCTGTCCGTGGCGCGAACAGAACTTGTCTCCCAAAACCGGTACACGCTTCTCGGCAATACGAATCTTCACTCCACGAAGTCCGTCGCGATTAATGTACCGGTATACTGCTTCTACCCTTCCAGTCTGGCCGCGCTTAGGCTTGTATGACTTATCACGGAACCCTACCTGTTCTTCACCCTTAGTTACCGGAGTCACAATAGACACTAGAATCGTATCTTCATCGACTTCCGATCCCTGCTTGATAATTCCATCGCCGTCAAGTTTAGAGTAATCTTTACCTTCCTGCGGCACGACAGTTTCACGATAGCGAGGATCGGTCACAATATTTCCAAACTCAGTATGCGTCTGTGCCATAATATTGATCATCTCTTCCTGAACATCGTACGAATGGTAGTATGTCGTATTGAACATTCCACGCTTGAGAGCCGAATCGTTCAGGATAATTGAATCTTCCTGATTGTACCCTGAATAAATTCCCAAAGCCACAATCGAGTTCTCGCCATACCCTAAGCATCCATCCTTACCCATAATGTGACGCGTCGTCCAAGTTTGAGATAACGGGATTTGGGGATAATTGAGCCACGTAGCAATGGTATCGAATCGTTTACTGAAGGCAGTATTGTACCACGAACACGCGTGTTTGGTCTGCTGGCATGAGAACATGTTACGAGGAGCCTGGTTGAAATCCGAGTTGGGAATCACACTTCCGGAAGCAGAGAAGATGGTGATGCCGTGAATCTCCGATAACTTCTGATCAGAGAACGGTTCCATCTGTACGCGCAAACTCTCAGTCTCCTGGGAATCAACGTAATCCAGAATCTTACTGTCAAAATCCGCCCACTTAGAAATACGTTTAACAGCTTCTGGCTTGACTCCTTCGCGATACAGGGGACGAGTGGCACGACCAGCATCAGTAAAAATGATGTACTCGTTATCTAGCCGATTCCAGCACAAAGAGACAAACTTTGAAATTTCACGGGATCGGCGTTTCTGGATCATATCGTAATGGAAATCTTCGGCTCCAGCCGTAAACACTCCTACCATATCTGAATTGATATACACGCGAGTCCATGCCGGACTGAACTTTGATGGGTGAATGAGATGAGACGGCTTGAATGTCTTAACTGACTTAACTAGATCCAAAACAACAGATGAAGGAGTCGCAGTCGTAATAGAACACAATAGAGTCATAGACTTGATCATACCTACGCTTCCGCCATCAGGATTATCGGAAGGGCACATGTATCCCCAAGAACTTCCGTGCAGACGCCGAGCTTCTAGTGCCTTAGTATTCTTGTCCATATCCAAATTCACGCGACGCAGATTGGCTACTGTGCCGAGGTAAGCAAATCGAGACAGTTCTTGCGACACTCCATCCTTGCCTCCCCACTTACCCTTGAAAGACTTCTCTATTTCCGAAAGGAATAGGTAAGGTTTCCAGTAGGTATTTGGCGTATCGTTAATTAAGTTAACTAACTTCTTGCCAGCGTACGTCTGTCGCTCGAACTCGATGCGCCGATCGAGACGCAGCAGCATATCGTCAGATACCAGCTTATAAATCCGACGGAACTCGGTGAAACATAAGTCGCCTGAAGCGTATAGGCGCTTGTACCGGTAATGATCACGATCACTCTTCGGAGTTACGCCCAGCGAAACATCAATCGCCATTTTTAGCATCTTGCCGAGGAGGTATGATTTGCGACGGTACAGCGACGAAGCACTTTCTCCGGCACGTGGCTCACAGTGCGAGAACAGATCGTTGTACAGGTTCACATATACTGCCGCCTGCGTAGGCGTACGGCATACACGCTTCAAGACCAAAAGGTTAGGATCCTGATTCTGATCTTCCTCCTTCTTCATCTCCTGATCTAAAAACACCTGGTGAGACATCATGATTTCGGCAAACGTTTCGTCATAAATCGTGCGCTCGTCTTCGGGAATACCTGCAAAGATAGTATCGTAAATATCCTTGTCGCTCGTGACTCCAAGAGCACAGAATACGCTCACAATAGGTACCGGTTTAGAAAACCCAGGTAACTGAATTGTGCACAGACGTTTCTTGTAAAACGTGGAAAAATCAGGAGTCTTGGCAATCAGATCTGGATCAGAAGGCCGAAGGTTTTTGGGTGGCAGAACTAGGAAGTGGAAGTATGGCCCGAGAGTACCAGACTCGTTGATCGTACGAATACCGGCAATGTACTCGTCTGGCTCACCTTTCGTAGCTCCCTCAACTTTAGTTTCCACCTCTTCCGATTCTACCCGTCCAACAACTGGAGGACGAGAAGCAGACGTTTGAGGACGCTTGGAAGCATAGAACATGTTATCAGCTAACCGTTCTTGCGTAAGAAGAACCTTCTCCGATCCACCAATGATGAAATACCCTCCGAGCTCAAACTTACACTCGCCGGCATCGTATAGCTCCATAGGAGTCATAGATGAGAGGTAGCAGAGTGGGCTTTTCAGCATAAGAGGTAGACGGCCAATAGATACGTCCTCAAATGATCGAGTTTCAACCTCGTCCCCGAACACGTAATCAATATCAACGGTAGCCTTGATTTCGAAAGAGTACGTCCGGTTATCTAGACGGCACGCATGAGGAAGAATTGCGGCACCGGTATCGTCCAGCGGAGGAATATAAGTGATCTTGTCACCAGTCTTACCTCCAACAAAAACTCGGATCTCGCGACCGTCAGTCAGAATTCGGGCTAGATGAGGATTCCAACCACGAATGAAGTTGGGAATTTTGGTGCTCAGTAAATCCGAGAATGAATCCAGGTGATGACGAACCAAAGGATTTGGAACATCTTTAAAGTACGTTTCTATGACGTGCCTTGCGACTTCCATTACTTTCTCTTCAGAAAAACAAGAATGAAAGCAACCGACGTTTTTGTCGCTGTTGTTGTTTCAGTACTTGTTACTCTTTTGTTGCTTGCCATCTACAAGTATGTGATAAACCCACAGATGGTAATTCCTCCAGGTAAAGGAGGCCCTTGTCCCGAATTATGGTTATTGAATCCTGGTTCTAATATGTGTGAGCCTCAGTACACTACGTCATGCACACCGTTCGATCCCAATACTCCGACGCTTAAGACATCGGAAGCAAAGTGTAATCTAGCACATATGTGTGGTACTGACTGGGCGGCTCATTGCCCATAGATGCGCATACCGAGATTCGAACTCGGGTACAGGCCTTATAAGAGCCTGTGATTAACCACTATCTTATATGCGCATTATTGGTACGTATAATGCGTTTAGATTGTTTTGAATAAGGACAGTAATGTACTCGGAAGTCTTTAGACCAACGACATTAGACGATGTTATCGGTTATAAGGAAGAAAAGGAAGCTTTAAAGACATACCTTCAAGGAGATTTCAAAAAGGCCATAATTCTTTCTGGTCCACCGGGAATAGGTAAGACAACTCTAGCTTTATCTGCAGCCCGAAGTTACGGATTTGACCCTCTGGAAATTAACGCCTCCAAATCTATTCGTAGCTTTGAAGACGTGGAAAAGATAAAGGATGCATGTCGGTCAGCTGTAAATATTCATTCCTTCATTCGTGGAACAAATAGGAAGACGTGTGTGATTCTGGACGAAGTAGACGGTTCTGACCCCCATGCCCAAAATAAGATTATTGAATGGATTCGCGATCCGCAGCGCCGAGTCCCGATCATCTGTACAGGCAACGAATTACCAACTATTTTTAAGCGAAATGCTGAGCATATTGATAACTTACGGTGTTTCCCACCAAGAGCAGGAGATATGCAAGGATTCTTTCCTAAAGAAGATGTTTCTACCCTAATGAAGGAATGTAATCATGATATCCGCAGGATGTTGCACCGTATTCAGTATGGAGAATCGGATACTATTCCAAGGTTTGTGAGTCCTCCGACTGGGTTGGCAGTGGAGCGGATGTTCGTAATGCGTCAGTTGATGTTCGGGCTTCCGGATCCATTTCACGAATATCGTGCCGACAGACTGGACATCGGACACTCATCGAAAACCAGTTCACAATACAAGATCGATGGTACTCGTGCCGACAAGCACGAATTCGGGCCCCGCCAGAAGAAATCGCCTCCTGACAAATTGCACAAGGAGAAGAAGCGGTCTGAATAGTTTCTAGCCCTTCGTTGATCTGGTTCGTAGAAGCAGTTACAGTCACCGGATCTGAAAAATTACGAGCCACTGCACCACCTACAGCTGGTAAGGTTACCGTAAGCAGAGCATTGGTTAAATTGCCGTAGATGTTAGTAGCATGAATACGATTCGCGATTTCGACAATCGCTGCTTCCGTATTCAAAAAGCGACCAATGAGATTGACGCGAGACGGGAAATTGATAGTCCGAATAGTCTCTGAAGTTAAAAACTCTTCACGAGCACTCATTACAGCGATCAGCAATTCAATGATACGTTCGTCCATTTATTTTACTTGTTTAGGTCTTTGAAAACCACTTAGCGTTTCAGGAACATGTCCATTGGACCACGCTTATGCTTCTTCAAGTATTGAGCACCCATGAAGAGAAGAGAATCCAAGTCACGTTCCTTCAACTTCAGGACTTTCAGAGTTGCTTCTTCTTCGTCTAGAGTTTCACGGTACTCGTTGAAGAACGTATCGTAATCCCTCTTCTTGTACCCTTCCAAATCTTCAATGGCCAGAGCGAACAGCTGAGCCACTGGGTTCTGGATTTGATTAGTTATGTAAAAGTCCACGTCAGGTTTCAGCTTCTTTTCACGAACGTAATCCACACTCTCAATCTTATCGCCCTGCTTCTTCTCATCATGACGGTTGGCGACGTAGACGTACGACAAGCGATCGCCTACCTGAGGCTTATTACCTGCATCACGCTCCTCCATCCGATCGGCCAGAACTCGGTGAGCGATCTGACCAGGATTCTTATAATCGTCTCGCAACTGCTTGGACAAGATAAACTTCTCAAGCGGATACTCGTTCTTCATGACCTTCACGAGCATATCCTTAACCAATTTCTCGGCGACTTTAATGTTACGATGCTCCATCAGAGAATCCAGTGCTCCGCCAAATACATCCTTGACGATCGGAGCGTTATCGCGTCGCTTGAGTGCGACACCCATGGTCTTGCGCTTACATTTTGTAATATCGTCCTCGTACATCATACCTACGTACCGCTTCCGGCAGAATATAATGAACGGGTAGAATGTCTTCTCATACTCAATCTTATGCGCCTTTCGCCCCGAAGCTGTAATTCTCTCTGCTGCCTTCTTACCTAGCTCAATACTCTCTGCCAGATCTTTCGTGGCAAACTTGATGAAGATAGAATCTGTATCGCCATAAATCACTTCACCGCCAAACTCAGTCTCTACGATCTTCTTGGCATCGTAAATCTTCTGACGCCCAACTGCAGTCGTACACGCCGCTACTTCTAGTCTGCGGATAGGTGAGGTCCGCGAACCACACTGGCCATACACTGAATTGGCTACAACCTTGTAAGCTAGCTGCAGACCATTCAGTACCGATTTCTGAGCATCGTCATCAGTCTTCTCAATCAACTTACGTGTCTCCTTACGCTTCTTCAGCAGGATATCCAGTGTCAGAGGAAGAACGCCTACCGTACGAGGATCATCATTTGGCTGAACGAATCCGCACGTGATACGACCGGAAGGTTTCTTCTCTTCGTCGAAGGTATCATACGATACTTCGTCGATCTTGAATCCTTTGGCTACCAGATCAGCTCCGTCAGGTCCTTCTTGCTTCAATTTCTTCCCCGTAGAACTGAAGGTCTTCACGTACACGAGAGTATCTGGCGACAAGTTGTAGGCAATCATATTCGAAGGGTACAGCGAGTTAAAATCAAGAACCGGGATGGGTTGATCCAGATACATTCCAATCTTGGGAGGCAGGACAATCGCGCCTTCATAGGACGTATCGCCTTCGATACCTTCTTGCGTCATGATGATTTGGTTACGCTTAGAAGCTTGGTAAACGACTGCCGAGTAAATCTTGATTCCTTGGCCGCGTAGGAAGATGTACTGAATAGGTACGCGACATACATCTGCCATACCACGAGCATTTACAATCGTATCCAGCTTGGCCATAAGCGTGAGGACTAGGTCACAATCCTGGATACAGTACTTGGCAATCACCGCTCGATCATCTGCTGATCCACGATGAGACGCAAACATTTCCTGTGCGGACGTATCGTCCTTTGAGAATGACCACTCTAGCTTGGTCATTTCGTCGGCAGACAGGTCGTCAAATAAAGTGTCATTTCCAGTATCTACGATGAAACTCTTAGACTTGACTTCAGACACGTAGAACTTCTTTCCGTCACGGTAAGGGTTTGTGGTATTGGTCATAATATCGAATCGGACCAAATTGCCATTAAACAGTCCGCGAGTTGTCTTGGTAAAGATCTCGTACATCTGCGTCTTTTCTCCAGTTATAATCACGACCTTCGTGACTTTGTCTCGCAAGAAGGTGTTGGCTACGCTATCCAGCTTGTAAGAGTCCAGGTTCTGTTCGCGTCGGACGGACAGAAGAAGATCAATTGCCAACCGTCCCGGAACTTTTAGGTACCGTACAGCAAACGTTCCACTTGCTAGCTCGAACTTCTTGGCTTCCGTATGTGCATAGGTCACCGAACCTCTATTACGCCAATCATCGATTTCAACTCGGCCGATATTGAAGATAAGGCGATTGTAAGCGCACCGATCAGCAATATATGAGTCATCAAAGCCAAACGTATTGTACCCGGCAATAATATCGGGATTCTCAAATCGAACACACTTCATAAACTCTTCGAGAAGATGCTTCTCATCTCGGCAGCTCACGAAAGTCACCGTGTCATCCTTTGAAGGCGAACACGTTCCAGAAACAAACACGAAGCGCTTGTATGATGAAAGCAGATCGTCAGTGTATCGGAAAGACACACCAATCTGGATAATCTCGTCTGACGGATTGGATGCGACTGGAAAGTTTCCAGATTCCGAATAGGTCTCAATATCGTAACCCGCGATATATAGCGGAACGTTACGAGATGCGTCTGGTTCAATTTCGTCATAAGGGACTGTAAAGCATACGTCTACATTCTCATCTTCTTCTGGCTCCTCTTCCTCTGCATCGAACGAAATAGGTGAAGCAGGAGAAATATCCATCTCGTGAAACAAACGAATATAAGGAGGCAGATTTGCTTCGTAAATATCTTCTAGTACGATTTCACGCTTACCTAGCTTAGCAGACTTCAGGGCTTTCACGACCATCTTCATCATGATAAGGCCATTAAACGTCAGTTTCCAAACTTTGATTGGACTTAGTCCACTGAATCCACGCATAGCATCCAGCTTCATTTCCTGGGTGATTTTCATCCCACTAAGAAACTTGCCTTCTTTGGACATCATAGATCCGATGCTCGTGTACATTGCGTCCTTTGTTTCGCCTTCCTCCGATCGGAGGTAGAAGTACGGGTGGAATCCAGTAAGCCGAATTTTTGCGACGCGATCGTCATCCAGTCTACCAAACACATCTACAATATACTTCCTCTCTTTAGAGTCGCATTCCAGCCAATCACAGGGTTGGAGCAACATAGTTACTCAGTGTAAGTTCTCTGGAGTTAAATTCGTTTTATAATAACAAGATGTCGTCTAATTATGGACTACCGTTTCTGTACGCCAATACTCGTCAGGGCGAAGCTTCGCGGGACGTAGCGCGTAACGAGGCCAATACTGCAACCTTAAAGGCAGCCACTCCTTCCGGATGCGGAAACGACTGGGCGGTTGCCGCCTCAATTCCCGGACTCGTTCCTAAGGGAAACTACGGTAACTCGCCTGAGGGTGGATGCGAGATTGATACGCAGTCTGAGCTTCTATTCGGTGCTCCCGGTACGGTGCGTATGAAAGGACCCAAGCAGGTGTTTGCCCGTCCCTTTGCTACTACGCCTAACCTGGGCATGGGAAGCCTAGAGGCAATTGATGATCAGAGCCGCGTTATGTTTGGTCATTCTACGGCAAACCGGAAGAGCATTCAGACGGTAACTGACAAGCAGTTCCCTGTGTTTGAGCCTCTGATTGATGAACGGGTAGCTGACATTCCTGATCACAATTACTTTGTAGAGCCATTCCTTCGCGGTGGGTATTCGGCGCGCTTGGTACCACGAACCCGCGTGGATTTAAAGAAGTGAGGCGTTCGTCGTCCATCTTTTTCAGGGTATCACGTAACTTCTTAATTTCCTGCTCTTCTTGCGTATATACGCGCACTGGCCTGATGGCATCATAATACTTGCGAGTCAGAACCTTAGCAGGAGGTAGTAATTTATCTACGGCATCTTCAACGTCATTTGTTTCAGCATAAACTCGCATGGCGTCGTCTTCTGAACACCCGGTCAATTCTATAATTGTCTGGATGTTCTTGTTCATTTTTGTTGTATAGATGTAAATAACCTTAAGATGCGTTTCATTGACGCACTCTGCCCTCCTGCGCTGCTCTACCTGCTGTACATTGTAGTCCACGTCGGTCTGGATCTGACGCTAGGGTTGTTCGCCACGGCTGCCGGCAAGGTCGTGATGGGTGTTGCCGGTGTAGTCATCCTTGATGCCCTGTGCTCAGTCGATCTGGGTGTAGTCTCTTGGGCGATTGTCGCGACGCCATTCATCATGGTCGCCCTGGCTACGTCTATCTCCCTGGGTCTGGGCATTGATCGTCAGGTAGGACTTCTAATGCGTGAGAAGTTCTCGCTAACGGGTGACAACAAGAAGAACCGCGATGGAATGGTATCTACCCTAAAGGATGAGGTTGGCGCGCTACCGCTTTCACAGGATTCTACTTACTAAATTAAATGCTATCTCCTGTAGTTTGGATCTACCGCCAATTGTTTTGGTGCTGTAGGCGTGTAGAGACTATACTTTTTTCACAAATCAAGAAAGAGGATGCCGTTCCGGTAACATCCCTTCCTTGGCTATGGATCGGTGCAACGTCTGAAGATGGAAACGTTGTAGATTATACGACGGATATTAACGAAACTGTAGTTTACGGTGTAAGCATAACTCCGGCCTGGCTAGAAATAGTTACGTCTTCCAAGAATGTTTCATGGAAGTACTTGGATGCTAAGACGTTAGAAGAGAAGGAATTTCCGTCGGCTGGATTTGTAATAGATGATCCCTTCGAATCAGCTCCTGAAGACTCGGATGACGAGTGAAGTTGTATCATATGTTGCCTTGCATGATGACTATTTCAAAAAGGCAGATGTGTATTCCCGTCTGAATAAGATTTTTAATCCCGAAGACTTTATCAGCCGCATAATGCTGTGGGTGGATATGGTTGTGAGTCCAATGATAACAATTGTGACATCTATTTGGAACAGAGAGATGCCAAGTATGTTCAGTATGTATTCTTTCTATAAAACCTTCAATATTTGGGCAGAATGGGTTGAGTATACGCTACTGCAAGCCGAGATTCACGAATGGAAACGATTAGTCAGGTCCATTGGTGGTCCGTTTGTTGCTACGAATGAACCGCTGTATCATTCTTATGTGTATGCTGATGGAATGCAACGTTTACGCCTTATCCTTACCGAAAAACTGGCTAAACGTGCTTAAGAGCTCAGCACCCTGCTCAATCGCCGGCTTCATCTCAGATAAAGAGCCCATCAGTTCCTTCTGTAGTCCCATGAGCTCCTTCGTGTCACGGCGCATACCCCCAATCTGCTCAGGAGTCAAATTACGATATGCATGTAGGATAGTTGTACCGACATCTACATGCGGATCAGACGTCTTAGGAGGGGCTGGTGCCGGGTCATCCTTCTTTGACTCACCCTTACCCTTCTCGTGCTTCTCCTCCTTCTCCTCCTTCTCATCTTCAAAACCCTCAAACGTCCTCTTCGTGACCATTGAGATCAGGTAGACTAGGACTAAGCCAACTATCACGGAAAGCGTGTGGCTCAGCTTACCTACATGATACGCTAGAATGTATCCCAAAATGACCCATCCGATCATTGTCGTGAGATGACGCTGGTATAGAAAAACCGCCACTACGGCAAAAAGCAGACCGGCAATTAACGTGTCCATTATTTATTAAGCGTTGACAAAACTTCAAAAGGTAGAACCGGGTTTCGCGCCAAAGTCATTAAACTGTCCACCGGCTGCCGTACCTACATTATCACGAGACGTACGACCAGCGTAGTCGGCCATGCCAGCTACGCCATTACCCTCAAACGAGGCCGATACACCGCCAAACTTACCGCCTCCACGCTTGACGCGACGAGTCTTGCGGCTCTTCTTGCTTCCCTTCCTGGACTTGCGCTTACGTCCAGCACCGAGGATAGCATTATTGCCGCCACGGGACGAATTGGCAACAAAATCGCCCATCTCCGACTTGTGCCCCCAGTTAGCCGCGCCAGTAGCTAGAGCGCCATCAAATCCATAGTATCCGCCACGTAGAGTACGGCGACGAGTCATGCGCTTCTTAGACGAACCCTTACGAGCCATTTAATCTATATGAGGAATGTTTTCCAGAACCGTCCATGATCCGTCATCATTCTTCGAACACCGTAGTTTGAACGCCGAACCTTTCGAACGCAGAAACGCCGAGGTTTTCAGGTCGGGGACTTTGAGATATCCTCCTTCTTTCACTTCATAGCAATCTGGAATGGGAAGTTTCACAATATCTTGTCGGTCATCTGAGTCTACAAAGTATCCGTGCTTCCCTGGCTCATCTAGGTGCTCTTCGTATCCTCTAGTCTTGTGATTCGTTAGATCTTTCTTATGAACAAATTTGGTCAGGTACTTTGACGGGTAGATGAATGTATCCATAAGTGTTTTTAGCCAATTGTACCTCTGCTCAAAACTAGAGCAGGCAAAGACGCAATTAGAGTTGAAGATAAAGATATCGGAAATCACGAATTCGTATGGAGCCATCTTTTCTGCTCTGAGAAAGGTATCCCCGCAAATACGTTCATCTACAATACACGGAATACGGCGACACTCCTGTGCGGTCATCCAAAGACACACGGGAATAGCGTTTTCGTAAGTAAATATGATCCATCCTGATGTTCCGGTAGTTTGTGGTACTCTGAACGTTTTAGAGCCCTGGGGGACGGGTTTCTTGAATACCAGCCGGGAGCTCGGCGTCCAGGCGTAGAGAGTCTGAAGCTGGCTTGCGCGGTTCATATTCGGGTAGTTTTACTTCCTGAGTTTGCTGGGTTAAAGCAGGTTCGTTTTTGGGTAACTGTGGCGGCCCCTGCTGGAGATAAGGCGAATGAACTGGCGGAGGTGGTGGAGGAGGTGCCTGCATCTGAACAGGGACATTGCGATAAATGATCTGGGGTTCAGGAGGGTAGAGTACGCGAGTCGCTACATATGCAAAAACCTGTAGTAGACCCAGTACGGCTACTGTAGCCAGAGCCACATACAGAATTTCTAATGCTATCATTTGTTGTTCGGGTAGTTTTTTCAGACCTCGTGTATAACGTACAGTTCAGAGTACTGATTCGATACCTCCATCCACATCTTCTTATGGTTGTAGACCGAGTGAACGATTGTTTCATTATACAAGACTTTAGCCGGAACTACACCATCCCATACTTCTTCAGTGTATTCTAGCACGTCTGTATCAGACGTGACAAAGTGACGACGAATCTTCATTTGGGGAATGTATGCCCATCCATCATCGCACCACAGAACCTGAACCTCCTTGGTTTCCCGAATTGCTGGAAGATTGAATGGCGTTTTCCGTCCGTTGAACCGCTTGATTCGCATTCTTTGTTACTATAGACTCTAGACCCATTTGAATCCGTATTTCCGACGATTTCTGGACGATTTCACAGAGATACAGTGTATCGAACAATGCATTATGAAGCTGGTCGGTTTTTGGAGGATGACCTACCACATGGGTGTAAAGTTCGGATAGTTTGGGGTACTTGTGACCATACCGTCCAGGAAGCTTGCACATTGTCTTGCCGATTTCCATCGTACAAAACTTTCGTTTAGTGAATCCATTGAACGGAATACCTAAATCCCAAAGAATAGCGTTTACCACTACATTCAGATCAAACTTCATGTTGTGCGCTACCATCACATCAAACTGTTCTCCATTAAATGCCTCCATCACATCTCGAAGCGGAATTCCAAAATTTAAAGCTTGGGCTTGCGTGATTCCGTGAATGTTTGATGCTTCGGTGGGAATCGTCCACTTATCTGGTCGAACAATATACGAATGGCTTTTCACGACAGTATTCGTAGTAGAATCTATAACGGCCCAAGAAATGGACACAATGTGTGGCCAGTTGTTAGGGGATTGGTAAGCTGTTATACTGTAATCTTTCGGAAGACCCGTAGTTTCTGTATCGAAGACTAGGATCTTCATTTTTTATTTAGGAAGAGTGGTGTGTAAACGTTTCCGTTTTAGTTCTGGTGGAGCAGGTAGTAGGATACTACGCCGAACACTACCGCGTGAACAGCTAAGCCGTAGGTCGTCGGGCATCCTGCATGCGCTACCTTCAGCGTCTCGGCAGAATGAGGGGCTACCGCACTAACTACCGCGCCAACTAGACGGTCAACTAGACGGTAGGTAATGGGTGAGCTGAGGAGAAAGAATACGACGGCTAGAGTGGCGGAGTGTACAAACTTGCGGCTGAACATTTATGTGTTACGTAGAAAATGTCTTCTGAGTCTGAATGATAGAATTAATCCACTGTGGAACACTTTCCACGATTCCCTTGACTGTCATAATATCTTGCGGAACCGGGTAATGAATATCTAAAGTATTGCTTTCACAAATAAATAGACAGGCACAAACCAGAAAACACATACGGGATTTCAGGACACTAGGATTCCATCTCAAACAGTGGAGTTTGTACAGCGCATCAACGTACGGCGCCAGAACTCCTGCTTGTGGCGAAGATCTAGACGAATTCTGAATAATATCCCAAAATATCCAAATTACGTGTCGGGCATTTGCGTCCTGGATGTAAGGGTTAGGACGATAAGCACAATCTAGTTGAACTTTCTTTGTGAGCTTGTACATGCTTGAAAACTTCAAAATCCAAGAAATCCAGTAAAGAGCTCTCGTAAAATCCCGAGATTCAGGTCGTAAGCAATAAGCCAGTTCGTTTAGTGAAACGTATAAGTCCAGAGGATCTTCTGGCTTGATCAGATGACGGACATAGTTTGAGGAAGGAGCTTTCAAGTTTTCGGTAATAGTTACCTGCTGAAAATCGTGTTCAGGTTTGATGGTTGGCAAATACATCAATTTATTCTTGCGAGTTAGGGCAACCGTAGCTGCTGCTTCACAAACCATTTGACGAACTGGAATATTGTTACGCATATCGGTCATAGCAAGAAGAGAGTACTGATCTTGGTAGGGAGCGAACTTCTCGTATGCCTGAACTAAGTACAAAAACACATTTGGGGCAGCACGATTAATGTGCTTGGCCGATGATTCGAATAAAGTTTGCCACATAGAATGAACTAATCCAGAACACAAAAGTTCCAACGTCCAGTATCCTGCGTAATCAGCATGACCTAGTTTAATGTTCTCGTCCAGAACTTTGTAGACGTGTGTCCGCAAATGTCCAGAGAAAGTAAATTTTTGAAAATCGGCAACTGTTCGGCCGTCAGATACGACGGGGTTCATTATTTACGGAAATAGCAAAGATACTGGTACTCCTTACCGCAACGCACAAGGTCTACGTTTTCTACGTGAGTAAATCCAGACGTCTTGATGATATCCATCATACGCTCCTTTGAAGGCATATTCATGGATAACTTGTTCTCGCGATACTTGATTCCCCCATTGTCGGCAGCATCGTAGTATGAAAGAACTTCATCGTATGAAGCATCATCTTCATTTGGTTTCTTTACCAGTTTGCCAGTGTACTTGAACTTATCAAAGTAGACGACTGATTCAGACTGGCGCTCGATGTTATACTTCTGGAGTGAGAAGGCAGCGAATGGCGATGAAAGATCGTGTAAGGGATCAAACTTGTCAGGATCAATTAAATGAACCACAAAGTATCCTCCGGGCTGGAGCCACTGGTAAGCGTTATCCGATAAGACACGTGGGTTCTGGAACATGTAGATTGAGAACCCCAGGAGTAAACAATGGCTGTACGATTTTGGCGAAAAGAGTTGGGGTAGAGTTACGTCTCCCTTATTGAATTTGGCCGACGAACACCGTTCGCGAGCCTTAGTTATCATTGCATCGGACGTATCAACACCAAGATACGATACTCCCAAATCACGGAAGAAGCAAGCATGATTTGCAGTTCCACAGCACATATCTAGAACACGTACTTCGGATGTTTGGCGATCGGCTAAGCAGATATCCTGAAGCGATACCTGTTCGTATTTGATACGCTCGTTGGAGTTCCAAAGAGAATCGTAGATAGCAGCGTACGTCTCGTCATAAATTTCGGAATCGTGTAACTCCGTACTTTTTCCGTCCTCGAATCCTTCAATGGATGAGTACCATAGGGTGACTCCATACATTATGAATACGAGAACAGCTAGGAAGATATATGCGGTCTCCATTAGTTTTAATACAGACGATTTACTGGCATAAAATTTGTCGGCATTCCGTACCGGTAACCGTACCTGTACTTGCGATACTTTTGGAATGCAAGTATGAGAATGTACAGAGAAAGGATTCCGATGACTACGTACAGTAAAGATCGTAGAATATCAAGATCTAGAAAAGTAGATTTTCCGTTCAGAACCCACAGGCGATTTAGAACATCGGCCTTCGATTTTTCCGCCTCGTAATCTTGTGCCAGGTACGTAATCCCTCCATCCGAAGATACCGCTTTAGCCAATCCAGAAAACTGTCCCTGAGATTTCAACTGCGTAGTCAGATCTTCGTACTTGGAACTGTACGATGTGAGTAGAGGATCTACCTCTGCTTTCGCCGTCTTCTCTTTTTGCTCACGAAGCCAGTCCTGACCATATAATTTCGTGTAATAATCGGTCTTAGCCTGAGCATTGTTTGGATTGGCATCCATCGCAGTTTTCAGAGCTTTTAGCTCTTTTTCTTTAAGGCAGTCTGGCCCACAGGGAGGAAAGACTGATGTCATTATTTAAAGAGAGGTAAATTCCAACAGCAATTACGACTAGTACAATAGCGTGCACAATCCAACCGAGAAACGAGAAAACGGCATAGACCAGAGCAGCTGTTGCGAGTGTCACAACAAACTTCTGAATAATCGGCTCAATGTTCGTTATGGTTTTTAGCTGCATCTGCTTGCCGACTACATCAGTTTCTACCTTAGATATTTCGGTATTGGTTACCTGAGTAGCTTTAGTGGCATCTCCAAATATCTTAGCAAATAAGTCGTGGAAGTCTCCAATCTGTTTATTCACAGTCATGACCTGAGTCTGCTTATTGTACTCGTCCTTGACATCTCCTACCACCTTATCACGATTCTGATCTAGCGGCGTGACCGTGTTCAGGATAGACGAATAGTCTGGGTTTCCTACGCGGTTAAAGATATTTCCTACACTTCCTGACGTAGACGATGTCATCCATAGCTGTTTGGTTGAGGGATCGGCAGTCATGTACAGAGGCAGGTAACCCTGAGTATTCACTGGGACAGTTTTGTTAGTAGAGCAGTCGCCAACACACTCCGATACCCGCGAATTGTTATCTATAATGAACAATCCCTGCTGATCAAGATCTCCGACCAGCGACTTTACGGCAGTACCTGCAAGGCCCGAAACAGGAGCCCAACCCGTCTGCAGTGTCTCATCAGACTTCATGGCTTTTCCAGTACCGTCAACACCATACAATGCCGTAGCGCTTGAAGACGTAATCTTGACCGACGTATCAGCAACCGGCATAGAATTGGTCATATTCACTGGCTTGGGAATCTTGACCTTCTGATTCGTGGCAGACTGTAACCAAATGTACGTATGGGTTGAAAAGATATTGACCGGCGCAAATGTAGGATTGCCTACTGGATTCATAGACCAGTCCGTCTGATTATTGGCCGTCTTGGTCGCAAGGAACGTCGCTGACCCATTTGAAAAGAGCATGTATACATTGGTCTCATCAGTCACAATGTCGAGGATCGTTACGTTAGCTGGTGGTGGTGGCGGTGGGCACCTAGCAATAGGAATAAAGGTTCCGGATTTTGAAGCATCTTGAGCCGGAGTATCATTTTCGGCTAAGTTCCCTAGTGTTGGATCTTGGTCCCATACCGTAAACACTTTCCCGTTTGGATTCGTCCAGCTAAAAATACCACGACATCCCGTGTTTTTGGCACACAGAGCTTTGGCTCCATCGAGAGATGTTGAAACGTAGTTCGGGTTATTATTACCAAACTGAGCCAAATATTGATGCCATGGCGTCGGATAAAAGAAGTTTCTAGGGCTAGTAGTGACCGGTGTTCCGTAACATCCCGTCTGCTGGGTCTGTGTTGGAGACAGCTTAGATAAGTTCACTTCTGTCCACTGACCAGTGCATGGCTGCTGGCAGACGTAGACTTTGTTAACAGAGTTGAAACCCCAAAGATATCCGGCCTGCGACGATGAAGCCTTGACTAGAGAACCAGGTATGTTCGCCCATTGTTGGACAGAAGATAGCTGGGTCGTTAATGTGGTATTGATACCACTCGTATTAGTATCAAAAGCAGATTGGAAATCTGTCATTATTATTGTGCTCTATAAAGTTATCAGGCATTTGGATTTATGAAGTTCTTGTACGCTCCGTGTACGTGGAGACGAGGAGTTACGATATTGTCGGTAAATCCACGCTGCATCGGGCGATCAGAGATCTTGATACCGTTGACGTTTCCTACAGCGCTCTTTACCGGCACACCAATCGTGAGTACACGACGCTTCTTCATCTCCAGAAACATCGAGTAATCAGTAGCCGGGCCTTTTCCGTTTGGGCCAGTGTTCAGTGATACAACACTTGACATTTATTTAGTATCCGAGAAAAGTAATGGATCTCCTAGCCTTTCACGATACGAGGCAGACGGATCTACAAAACTTCCAGACGCACTATTCTCAGCTGAAGACCGAATATTCTACCGCAATCTCGGCAGCTATTCAGGAACCAGATCCGGCGTCTCAAAATGCACTGATTCAGAAGGTTCTTAGCCTGAATCAGAACATGACTGGAGAAATACGCGGTATACTTGGAATTCTTAGCAAGGGTACGTCAGATATTGATACGGCGACTATGGATTCTTTAACTGACGACTTGGTGAAATACCAAAAGCAGTATGCTGATATGAAGAAATCCATGGATAAACTCCAGACGTTAAAAATGATCCAGGCTACGACCCAGAGCAATTTAGCTATCGCACTGACGTCATATAATATCTATTTATTTGCCCTGTGCATTCTGTGCCTTGCTGTGATAATGTTGGCTATTCGTGCTGCCTGGACGACCAGTTTGGCTACTACCGTCAAGCAGGGTATTACACAAGCTGTAGGAGGACGATAGCGCCTAGAAGGCCTGAGATTACCAGATACTGGGTTATGTAAGAAGGAGCAGGTGGAGTTGGGGGCTGCCTCATCTGGGCTTCTACAACCCGATCCTTCTGGGTATGAATAGCACCGCCAACGTTACTTAGACCAGCCTGCTTATCTTGAAAAAGCGACGCCGCATCTGCTCCGACCGCGTTCTTCAAATTGGAACTATTCGTTTCAACCTCGGTTGTCATGGACTGAATGATGTTATCAAGTCCCTGCTTAGCAGCTTCGTAGGCGCTCTTATATGTTTGGTTTCCCGTTAACGAATACTGAAGGTAGTTATCACGATAACTTCGGGATAAAGTCGTGAACTGGTTATCCATTTGTTGTTTCTGCTACACAAATTCGCCAGCGTTTGTTCTCCCCAGACGTCTCGCACATTCCCAAAACTTCCACAATATCTCCAGGACGAGCACCAAGATACTTAGCCATCGCATCCTGGCTCTCGATACGGGGAAGCTTTGTAAGATCAAACTTCTTTGATACTTCGGTTCGCTCCTTATCATCGAGTACTCGCTGCTTGGGTACCAGACGATGCTTGGAAATATTGAAGTACAGACTTGCTAGAAGAAACACCTGTACGAACGGATTCTCTCGATCTGCAATATAGTTGACGAGAGAATCCATCACGCGCTCACTGATCGACGTCTCACTAATAATAATCATACCGGACGTGAACCCATTCTCTTTTGCGAACTCTACAAACGGCATAATTCCGTTCACTCGGTTCTTCGTACTGTACACTACAAGAACGCCTCCGAAATTGTACATCTGCGTCTCATCCATAGCTGGAGTTACGGGATCCATCACTTCACCCTTGATCCCGCGATCCGTGAGCATTTCCTTTAGCGTCTTCATAACTCGGTCGTCCATTCCTTTACTATTTGATAACTACGAAAACGCCATTCCATTTTTTACGCCCTAGACATAAATGAGCAACCTAGCTTTCGTAGCAATTCTGGCTGGGCTGGCAGTTGTAGGATATGTTCTGTACTCATCTCGCGAAGGTTTTGAGTCTTCGTTCGTTGACCGTACGAATGAGAAGAAGACAGAGCAGACTCGGGTTTCGTCTTATGAGCAGACGACGAATAACTTCAAGCCCACTCAGTCTATGCCGGTAAATCCCCCCGGCATTGAGACTCCTTACCGTGTGAACGCCTGGAACTCGTATGTACCGGCTTAAGCACTGAATTCTTAATAAGTAAAATGAGCAGTATATGCCTTAATATGATCGTAAAAGACGAAGAACACGTCATACGTGGAACTCTTGAAAAACTAGTGAAACAGATTACCTTTTCTTACTGGGTAATCTGCGATACGGGTTCAACCGATAATACACGAGAAATCATCACGGACTTCTTCAAGGAACAAAATATCCCCGGCGAACTGTTGCAGCATGAGTGGCGTGATTTTGGTCATAATCGTACCCTAGCACTCCAGGGAGCTTATAAGAAGGCAGACTACATTTTCATCTTCGATGCCGATGACACAATTCATGGAACAATTAACATCCCAAAGCTGACACACGATTTCTATAAGCTGAAGTTTGGGCACGGATTCACATACTACCGTCCACTGCTTCTGACTGCTCATAAGAAGACCAAGTTTATGGGTGTTCTTCACGAGTACCTATCTCTGGAGCAGGGATCTCCGACTGAAGGAACGATTGAAGGAGATTATTATGTTGATTCGGGAAAGACTGGATCACGTAGTCGCGATAAAGATAAGTATCTAAAAGATGCTCTAGTTCTGAAAGCAGCATACAAGAAGGATCTTGAAACAAAAGGTGGGTTAGCGAATCGGTATGCCTTCTACTGTGCCCAAAGTTTTAAGGATGCAAATAAATCAGACGATGCAATTGAATGGTATACGCTTGTAGCCGATAAGTTGAATACCTGGGTTCAAGAGAAGTATTACGCATGTATTATGCTGGGGTTTCAGTACCGTGGCAAAAGCAACTTCCAGAAAGCCCTGGAGTATTTTCTGAAATCTGAGCAGTTTGATCCAGATCGTACTGAGGGAATCATTTTTGCGATAGAAATGCTGAAGGATGCTGGACTACATTCTTTGGTTATGTTGCTGTACGAGAAGCATAAGAACTACAACAAGAACCCACAAGATAAGCTGTTTTTGTTCAGCGATTTTTACCGGGATGTTCTGGAGTTCAATGTAAGTATCAGTGCTTTCTCTATTGGAAACCGTAAAGTTTCATACGAGTGCGTTAAGCGAATTATAACTAATAATATTGCCCAGCCAGCTATTCTTGATCGAGCATGTAAGAATTTACGGTTTCAAGTGTCCGAACTGAACGACGATACGAATACGCTATCTATGTTTTATTCCTTAACGAACTATATTCAGTCGTGCGACGAACCACGCGAAACGTCTGTTCTCTGGGATATGCTGTTTAAGAAGAACCGGGTTCTGCTAACGAAACCTTCTAAGTTCAAACCTAACCCTGCTAAGAAAGGCATTATTCTTACAATTACATCGTGCAAGCGTCTTGACTTGTTCACGGAAACTGTGAACTCTATCTTGAACCATTGGACAGATGCTGACCAAATCGAGTCATGGTTTTGTGTTGATGACAACTCATCGAAAGACGATCGTGCCAAGATGAAGAAGATGTATCCTTGGATGACCTTTTACCACAAAACTCAGGCAGAGAAGGGTCACCGCGAAAGCATGAACATTATTTGGAATAAGTTGAATGAATTGAAGCCTAAGTACTGGATTCATATGGAAGACGATTTCTTGTTTCACGTTAAGCGTTCGTATGTCCAAGATTCAATGAAGTTTCTGGAATCTCAGACTGAGATCAAGCAAGTCTTATTTAATCGCGCGTACGCGGAGACGATTCGTGACGTAGATATGCGAGGCTACTTGCCAGTAAGTCCTGGATTTGCAGTGCACGATTACAAGATTGGACAGTTTCCTTACCGTAATTGCCATTATTGGCCGCATTACAGTTTCCGTCCAAGTATGATTGATGTCCAGACTATCCTGAGTCTTGGCAATTACGATAGTCCTAATACGTTCTTCGAGATGGACTATGCTACAAAGTGGGTAAATGCAGGATATAAGTCTGCATTCTTCGATATGGTCACGTGCCGTCATACTGGCCGGCTAACATCTGAACGCAATGATAAGACAGTAAAGAACGCATACGACTTAAATAATGAAAGCCAATTCAATCAAGAGAAAACCATGAAGATCGTGAATCTTAAACGCCGTCCCGACCGAAAGGATGCTATGACGGTTCAACTTGCGAATATTGGGTTTACTGATTACGAGTTCGTGGAAGCTGTTGATGGAAAGGCGCTCAAGCCTACGACTGAGCTTAAGACCTTATTTGAAGGCAATGATTTTGGGTCGAATGTAGGGTTCATTGGGTGTGCACTTTCCCACTACAACCTGTGGAAATCTCTTCTAGCCAGCAATGATGACTATTACGTAATTTTTGAAGACGATATCACTCTGGTACCTAAATTCAAAGCGAAATTTGAAGTGTTGAAGAAGGGTGACGCATTTAAGAAATGCGATTACCTACTTTTGGGATACAGTATGTTCAGTGCAAATCGCGAAGTAACCAAAGACGTTTACGTTAAGGAAAGCTTGGATATGAGCGTTCAACCTCTTCAGTATGACCTGTACGTTGGTGGCACGTTCGGTTATTCGATTAATCGTAAAGGTGCTCAGATTCTCGTAGATTATATTGCCAAGAATGGAATTAAGCATGGAATTGATTACGTTGTAAAGATCTGTCGTGAACTGAAATGTATGGAACTACGGCCTCAGCTTGTTTTTACTGATTGGTATGAACGTACTACGCAAGATGTAGATACCGATATTCAAAAAGAAAAGGCATCTCTAGATTTCAATAATATCGTAGAAGATTTCACGTTTGTCCAGGGCGTTGACCAAATTGGTAATGATTTATTCTTCAAGCGTGGAAATGTTGAAGAGCTTAAGGCGGTAGCTATGTCTGACCCAAATTGTGCTGGGTTCAATACTCTGGGCTTCTTTAAGACCAAAATTGATAAGAGCTCTCTGCAGCCATCTCAATATTTTAGTAATGCGGATGGAATTTATATCAAGAATACGGCAGAGAAGCCTCTTAGCCTCAAGCTTATCGGAAATTGGCAGTCATCTCGAGAAATGGCTCGGGAGTTTGGACCCATGGGAACAGACATGGAACTTACTTGGAAAGATGAGGCAGACTATTACGTGATTGTGAATATGCCCCATGCTGAAGAAGTCTACGACCCAAAAAAAAGCATAATTTTTCAGATGGAGCCTTGGGTCTATGATAACAAGAAACGGTGGGGTGTAAAGACCTGGGGCGCATGGTCAAACCCGGATTCTTCGAAGTTTCTCCACGTCCATAATCGTAAGTTTCTAAACCCTGCTCAGTGGACACTGAAGGGTGATTTGGTAAACTTTCCTTCAAAGCAGAATGATGCATGTATTATCCTGAGCCACAAGAAGCACGATACTGGGCACAGATTCAGGCTGGATGTGGTGGGCGGCGGAAAGATTGATGTATACGGCAAAGAGAATTATCACTCTATGCTGCTTTATCGCGGCCAAGTGCCCGACGACAATCGGTACAACGTGTATTCCAAGTATAAGTACGCAGTGGCAATCGAGAATAACTCGGAAATCAATTATGCTACCGAAAAAATCTGGGAACCGCTGATCTGCGAATGCTTGCCATTTTATTGGGGATGTCCTAACCTAGAAGATCACATTGATCCCCAGGCGTTTGTGCGGTTACCAGACGATCCCCTAAAGGCAGCTGAGATTATTCAGCAGGCTGTAGAAGAAGATTGGTGGTCTCAGCGCATTGATAAGATCAGGGAAGTTAAGAAGAAAGTTATGACTGAACTTGGATTTTTTCCGATCATTAGTCAAATCATACGTAAAAGTACTGTATAATTAAGTAAGACTTATATTTACACATTGTTTATGGTAAATCTGTAATGTTTAAGGTAGGATTAAACACAACTCGGTATGGCAAAATGATGTATTTAACTACCGATATGTTTTTTTCATGTTGTCTGGAACAAGGTCATATTTTTGAAGAAGAACTTGTCGAGACATTTCTTTCCAATATAATCAAGAAGTCAAACACCATTCTTGATATAGGTGCTCACTGTGGGTCACATTCAATCATGTACAGTTCAATCAATCCGGCGTGTGAAATTTTTGCGTTTGAACCCCAAAAGGTTATATTTGATTTGCTTAAGTGCAATATAGCCTTGAATAACTTACATGACAGAGTGCACGCATTCAACATTGCGCTTGGTAATAAACACTGTTCTGCTTCTATGCATAATAAGTGTGTTGATGGCGATAATACCCATATCCCACTAAATAATACCCACAATTTTAATTTTGGAGGGTTACAAATTGGGTTAGGCGGAGATCCTATCGAGATCCAGACCGTTGATTCACTAAAGTTTGATAAAAAAATAGATTTTATCAAAATAGATGTGGAAGGATTTGAAGATTTCGTAATTGATGGTGCTTTAAAGACAATAACTAAAGACCGACCAGTTATTTTTTTCGAGAAAAACGATAAAGTAAAAACAGTTAATATGCTCGGGTTTTATACCGAAACATCTAAAGATATAATGCAAGTATTACTTGAATTAAATTATAATATAGTTCCTCTTCCATCGGCAAATTTCTTGGCAGTTCCTCTGACTACAGAGTTAGAATCGTCTTCTCCTTAGGATGTTCAGGTAGCGTTCCCGATGTACGGTGCTGCTGAACCATATTCCAAATCTCACGGAAACTGTTCAAGTTAGTTGGGAGCCAGTTACGGTCACGTGGAACTGTAGCGATGCGATGCTTTTCAAATACCCAGTAAACTGTAGTCCACCACTCAGTTTCCAAATTTGACATCATTTCTTTGCGCCAAGTTCCTACGTCCCGAGTATCGTCCAAGTCACGGTACACTACACGGCCATTTTCTGCCACCGCAAACCAAGACTTATACTGAGCGGTTGATTCTAGCCATTCAGTATATGTTACCTCCTTAAACTTGATCTCAACATAGTCACACTCGTCCATATCTGTACACTCCAGCTGCAGCTGCATTTGATGGTAATACGTTGTGGGGATAGGAGTCGTGTCTGAGAAGTCGCGGGAGATGGGACACTTGAACTCTACAAGCTTACCGTAGCGATAATCATTCTTATCAGCAGTTACTAGAATTCCGTCTGGCGAAGCTCCCAAGAAAGAATGCTCGCGGTGGGGAATACATGTCGTATCCACGATTTGAACTCCTCCCTGGAGATAAGTTGTGTAAATGTATTTGGCAATAGGCTCAAATCGAGTTCCCCAAAGAAGAGCTTTAGGACCAAATCCGGTCTGCTGTTGCTGACGCGGAACAAGCTTTGACATCACAATTTCGTGTTTTAGTGCAGGTGAAGCATCGTGTACTGCCTTATAAATTTCTGATGCAGTTAGCATCTCACCACGTTTAGTGTGCCAAGCAGCTGTACGCTGATCATCCTGTCCATAAAGAAATAGTATCTGTTCTACTTTATCTAAGTCCATTCTTAGTATGAACTAATCTTGCGATATTAAATCGGTTTTCATATTAATGGAAACACAGGATGCTAATACATCCGTATCAGATTTCAGAAAGAAGTTTGGTCAAATAGCCCATTTATTGCGTCAAGAAGTTCCTCCTGAAAATCCAGTAAAACTTTTGGACTTTGATATCAGGGATATACGGTACAATATGCCTAGACAAAAAGATATGGCCGTATGCTTCGTCTACTTCAACTCCTCAAATTCTAAACGAATACTGATGAATTTTCTTTACGTCCAAAATATGATGCAGTTAGCTCAGATACCTATGTTTACTATTGAAGTGTACAGCGATAAACCTGCAATATACAAATCTTTCAGAATTAAGTCAGATAGTGTTTTGTTTCATAAAGAACGGCTTTGTTACCTTTTGGAAAAGCAAGTTCCAGCAAAGTATACCAAACTCGTATTTCTAGATGCCGATGTTCTATTCGGTAATCTTAATTGGTATGATGACCTTTCGGCATCGTTAGATACATACGATATTGTACATCCTTACGAAACTGCTAATTGGTTAGATCTTACATATACGAAAAATATCAGACAATCCGAAACAGTCGTTAAATTCTTCTCAAAAACTAGAACGATTGGTTATGGTTGTCACGTAGGGTTTGCTTGGGCATTTAAACGCGAATGTTATAATCAGTTCGGGTTTTTTCAGTACTGTGTTGTTGGAAGTGGTGATTCGTTATCAATAATGGGATGGATTGGACAAAAGTCTGATCTTGTTATATCTGATGTAAATTCGAAGTACGAAGTTCCTGCGTATATTGATTTTTGTAGATCTATTACAACTCGTCCCAAGATATCGTATATTAAAGGAGATATATACCATTTATATCATGGGGCAATCTCAAACCGTAGGTATTTTGACCGGCACTCTATTTTTAAAGATGTTACCGATGTGCGCGATATACTGAAAGAAGACGAAAGTGGATTATTTCAAATTACCGATCCCGAAATTGCAGAGAAAGTAAAAGAGTACTTCAAGAGCCGCAATGATGATGGAGTATAACCATTTTCGTGCTTCTGACGAACGTTAGTAAATGGAAATCCAAAGCCAGGAACAATGGGTACTTTATCGCCTAGAACGATTCTATAACGCAAAGAATACTGATCGCGTACGTGATATTCTATCCGGAAACTCAAACCTGTCTCTGCGACTGATTGACTGGTTTGTGACCAATTATGCCAAGAAGTTCAATATCTCGTACATGACCAAGGCAAATAAGCACGTGATTGTTTACCTGTCGTACAAGTCTCATCTGAAGGCCTATAGCAAAAAGATGTTTGACCCTTTCTGCCGGTGGAAGCGTATTAAGTTCCACGATATGGATACGACAGTTGGCCAGCTGAACTTTTTTGAGTGGGCACTCACTGATGAAGTTCTGGATTACCTAGAGCAGCACCGCGAAACCGTTCATGCAGATATGGAGACCAGGCTACACGAAGCCAAGGATGTAGAAGGTCCTAAGAAGAAACGTCATGAGCTTTCCCATTCTGCTACGAAGTCCATGACCCGTCACAATGTGCGTGTAACTGTCAAGTTTGATTAACTTTTCACATAACAATGTATTCTATCCTAAAACCCGACTATGTTTACCGAGATATCTCGGAAGACATAGCTGATCACGATGATGATTATGATGCCGAAGAGTGGAACTATAATGGCCGAGACGTTTATCGCGGTTCGCTGGATAAATCGTTTGAGTGGAACGTTTATTGGCTGTACGATGAAGTAAAAAGAGTCGGTCTAGCAGAACACGATCCCGAAAACCCAGCGATCTTTCATGCTTTGTGGTTTCGTAATGACCCATTTTCAACTTTGTTTCAGGAAGATTGGAAGACGAAGGATGCTACGCTTTGGTCAGTGCTTTCGAATGAAGCATACCAGGATTGTCTGGAAGACGATTTCAAGACAGTGATTGATCGAACCCTGCATACGAATATCCGAATCATTACACCTTCAATGATTCAGAACATGCCTGAAATTCACGAGTGCACAAAGTGTGGCAAAAAGTCGCTTTTATCTCTGAACGGTTGTTCGGAAATAAAAAGACCATACATTGCCGATTGCTCGGTACTATTTGTAGATGAGTCTTTTATTATGTATACTGCGCCACCTGATTCACGCGTTTGGTCTAAGGTGCACCCGCACCAGCCGGCTTACGGCGGGAACGAACTGCCGAAGCCGGAGCCGGAGACGGAGCTGGAGCAGACTCAGACTGAGCCTGACCACCACCATAGCCTTCATCCTCATCATTCTGAGTTGGTGCCTGAGCAGGAGCCTGAGACTCCTCATCCTCTACCACAGTAGGAGGCGCAGCCGACTCATCGTCGAACATCTGCGCCGCCGTACGGCGAACCTGAGGGAATACCTGAGCAGCCGTCAGACGCCACGTAACACCAAAGCCACCGCCAGCAATCACATAAATGCTGCCGCTGACTACGAGGTTCGCCTCAACACCCTTGGGGAAGATGGAGGTCAGAGACTCTGGCGTGACATACGTCACTGGGTTGCGAGACGCATCGACGATCTCCGTCGAAACGCGATTGTCGTACACTGGAACCTTGACGCGGAAGCTGGGAGGATACTTGCCATTGGGCACATACTCGCCATCGACCTTGTCGGTCGACACGCTTAGGATTGGCTTGAACGCATCGCGGATTGCCTCCTCAGAGCGCTTCTTGCCGAACCACTTGGGGCTGTTCTCCACAGCAGCCTTGATGATATGCTCATCCAGATCCTTGAGGAGGTTGTACAGCTTGCCGAGATCATCGGCACCAGCTGAACGCTCCTTGGCATACGGATCAGCGCCCTTGAGGGAACCGATCAGCGTATACGTCTTCATACCGGTCTCACCCTCACGGACGAGAACACCGCCAGGGTAACCCACACGGGGCAGGCGGATAAGTAGGCTGTTGCCGTTGTAGCGCATGCTAATTGGGGGATTACGACCTGCCTTAGGCAGACCGACCTGGAACGTTACGTCATTGACATTGATAGAGTTGGAATGGATAGGACCGTTCATCTTTGCTTGTTGTTGTGATCTGTATACGTTAGAAAGGTGTAAATCCGTTTTCGGGAAAATGAAACCAAATTTACGTTTTACAGGAAAGGAAATAGGAAAAGTAAATAATGGTAGTATGTGCGTCTTGTAAGAACAAGACAAGTTTGGAACAGTGTCCTTCTCAGGCCATTAAGGGTCTTCTGTTCTGCGGAAAGCACGCCAAAGCAAAGGTGAAGCGATTATGGGCAGAAGTCAATAATGGTAAGAACCATGCCATTTTACTGCAGAAGGTATGGCGAGGATATTTTATGCGTAAGCGGTTGAAGTTGGCCGGAGAAGGTGTTCTGAACCGCAAGGAGTGCCATAATACGGAAGAACTGGTAACACTGGACGAAAAGAATAAGGTTCATCCTCTTAACTATTTTTCATTCCGAGAAGCCGATAAGTTGTGGTGGTTCGATGTTCGAAGTATGTACCAAATCCTGAAACACTCTACGATTCCTGCCAATCCGTATACTCGTCAGGCACTGAGCATTGAAACAAGAAGGCGATTACGAGACGTATGTCGGATACGAAAGAAGTTAGGGTTGGAGAATTATCACGATACTCCCAAATCCGAAACGTTTGCCGCTCTTGTTTCGGAAAAATGGTTGACCGTATGTCAGATCATTGAAGAGAACGGGTTCTTTGATATGAACCATTTATTGTTTGCGTCTCTGAACCGGTCTCAGTTGTACGTCATGCTGAATTTAATAAAGCAGGATTTAATATCGTTTGCTTCTGAACATCCTGCGGGTTCTAGACGGTATCAGTACGTCACATGGCTAAAAAGTGTGTTATCCAATTTTGAAAAAGGCCGATCTCAGCGAACTCAGGCATCTTGGGCTACTTCTAGGCTACTTTTGTCGATTTTGTACGATTGTCCTGAAAATTATACAGTGTGTTTCATAATTATCAGCTCCGTCTGCAGAATGTGATTTAAACAGGTAAGGAGTAATGGTAGTATAACAACCGCGTTAGAAATGTCATCTTCAAAGTCTGCCATTAAGTCAAACACGATGACCGCCGCCAAGAAGACCGCTCCTGCCCCTGCCACCACCCCAGCTGCCACCTCAGCGCCAGTCGCCGCCCGTGGTCGTAGCCCCGCTGCCGCCAAGGCCCCTCGTAAGGCCGCCGCGAAGGCCGAGGTAACTGTCCCCGTAGTTGCCGATGCGCCCGCTGCTGCGCC